CGTGGTCGGCGGCGAGGTCGGCGGCGTGGTCGGCGGAGTCGGAAAACCTGATTAAATTTTTATCAGAATCAATGAATAACTCTACTCAAATATAATGCAAACAATAGGCGAATACCGATACAAAAAAGGAATTTTGTATCAGCTACTAGGCGGCATATGGTGCCCAGTTTACCGACCACAAAAACAAATGGACATTAATAGTATTATTTTGGCGTATAAGTCAGCAGCGCATGACAATTAACCTTGCAAGCCTTCTTTGTATTGTTTAGAATAGTACACATAGACAAGCACAAAGCTTGGCGCTACTGGGAGCTACCCAGATCGAGGAGAATATAATGATTGCATTAATTTTAATCGCTTGTACTGTTGCTGGCCTTGGTATTGGTCGCGCTGTTTTTGGCATCGAGATTATCTAAATGAAATCTTTTAAAGCAAAACCTGTTGATTTCCAGCGCTGCATATTACGCGCTTGCAGGGTGCGAAACACAAGCATAGCTAAGGCATCTATTAAGGCTGGCATGTGCAGAACTTGGATGGCAGGCGTAGCGCACAGAAACAGGCCAACACTTGAGACCATGCTTTTATGTTCAAGCGCTTTTGAAATGGAGCTTGTAGAGCTTTTGACCATTTGCGATTCAAAAAATAATATTAATTAGGGATTTAATTAATATCGGTGATACATATGTCAAATGATTTGCTAAGCGTAAAGTCAAAACAGCAATTACTAGACGCTTGGATAGCAGAGAAAGAGCGGCGAATGCTTTCTGATGCGGGCTTGATTATTAATGATAATACAGGGTTTGTTGATAAGTTTATAACTAACCCGCTGTGTGAATCTGTCGTTAAGGGCTTGCAGGTTGTTAGGGTGCCGGCTATCAATCCAAAGAGCGGCATTATAGAAATAAAGCTTAACGGCGTGACGCTAAAAACTTACCCAATAAAGCCTTTTTCTGAAATGAATTGCTACTGGAACCACGCGCTTGCTGAAAAGTTCGATAAACTAAACGGGAACAGAAAATAAAATGAGCATCGAAAAAGAGGCGTGGATAAAAGAAAATAATGCATGCTTTGCTAGTGCGGATTTCCCTTGCGCATCCAGTATTGGCCAATCTAGCGTTGATGAAGGTGTGTCACTTGGGCTTATTAATATTCACAAAATCCCGACTGGATCAAGCGGGCGGCCCGTAATTTCATTAACCACAAAAGGCAGGTTGCTTGTTCGAAAGATAAATAAAATAGGAGAAAGAAAATGAACAATGTAGAGCTAGCAAAAGTAAAGGCGTTTTATTACGCGAAGGTCGTGGAGTTTGGCGGTGATTACGCGGAAGCTAGAAGATTCTTGCAGCGTTATTGTAATGGAGATTGGTGCAGCCTACTTCCAAAAAGCACTGATGTCGATTGGTCAACTCTTGGTTACTGCCGAATAAAACCCGAAACAGTAATGCACCCGGGCGGTGAGATTCCAAAGCCTATGCAAATGGTTGATATTGAGATTGATCATTCGTATATGCAAGTTGTGTTTATTCCCAAGCCGAATGAAAGATTATATTTTAATGTTGCTGCTGAGGATTCAGAGGATTATATAAAGTTGGGACTTGCCCACGCGACAAAAGAAGCCGCAATAGCGCACGCAAAAGTCATATACCAGATTGAGGATTGATTGTGGATAAAGATATTTATCGTGCACTGATAATCAGAAAGCCGTGGATTGATCTAATCCTAAGTGGCCGTAAAACATGGGAAATGCGAAGCAGACCGACTAATATTCGCGGCCGGATAGGGCTTATTGAGCAGGGTTCAGGCTTTATTGTTGGCGAGTGCAATCTTGATCATTGCGGCGAGTCTATCACTAATTACAATCTCGGATGGGGCGACCACTTACATTTAATTTCTGATAGAGATTTACTTGTTAAATGGCACGTTCCATGGGTTTTAAGTTGCGCAAGGCGATACGAAAAACCAATACCATACAAGCACCCGCGCGGCGCAGTGACATGGGTTAAGCTGAAATGACAAAAGCCACAATAGCCTTAGTCGCATTAATATCGCTAAATCTAGCCTCCGTAGCTCATATTGATCGAGAGCAAAAACCTGTAGCGTACATTTACAAAATAGAGAGGATTCGATAATGAATAAACTAATAAATCTTTGTTACTCAATACAATCCGCGTACATGCTGGGCGAGACCGATCACCCACAAAAAGTGGTCAAAGACCTTGGTATATTTAGCTTGAACCAGATTTCCCAGCCCATTGCTGATTGCTGGCAGTTTTTCGGGTGCGCGCTACCGGACGGCATAGAGCTGCCGGCTTATCTGAAAACATTTTGTGTGGATTCGTACGACATTTTTATAGGATTTGGACTTGATGCCGAAGAGGCCAGAGTTCTTAACAGTCTAAACTAGAGCAGAGTGGGTAAGGTATGAGTGACGAAAAAAACAAACTATATTATTACTGCTTTTCTTTTAAGGGGCGAACCCCAGATGGCCAGCCAGCCAACGCGTCTACTTATGCTGGGTATGAAATAGAGTCATCTTTTACTATTAGAGAGATAGACAAGCGAAAGCTAATGGCTGGGTTAACGTACGAAGCGGTTCTATTGTCTATAACATTTATAGGTGTCATGACTGAAGAAGAATTTAAATCGTAAATAAAACAGATAAGGTAAGGGTATTATGCAAACAAAGCAGCAGCGCGCGGACATTGTAAACGAGATAATAAAAGCGATAGGCAGTTGCGGCCGTCACTTTTTCAGATATGGCGACGAATACGCCAAAATGATCATTAAGCACAACAAAATTTATATGATCAACGAGTGGAGTGGCGCAGTTATGCCTATTCGGACAAAATACAACATGCCCCCAAAAGGGTGGCATCACGGCGGCACGCTGTGGGCGCTCGCTCAGGACTTTGCAGGCTTTATAGAGCGCGGTGGAGACACTAACAACAATAACGGCTATGGCGGCCTGTATTGCTGGCACTGGGGGTATCCTGATGAGGATATGGAGGCTATACGCGCCAAGGCTAAAGAGCTTGGTTATCTAAAATAAAAAGCCCGCTTGCAAATGAATATAAGCGGGATTCAGTTAGAAAAAGTCACCAATAACCACATGTAGTCGCCAAGATCATATCACCGGCTTGATCTTATAGTTTGATGTACTAAATTTATATGTACAAACAAACTATAACTCAGGCGGAAGTATATGAGCGCTCAAACACCGAAAGAGCAAGAATCGTCAGTTAGGTATTATCAGGGTCGAGTATGCCCTATAAGCGATGTTACGCACTACGTTCTGTACGGGTTGCCATTGCCACAGCCTGTGAGGTTTTTCCCGCTAATCGAAGTTAAAAAAGAGGCCTCAAATGGAAATCATTGATCGCATAGAAGAGCCCGCAATACTGATTGTATGCGGTATGGCGTTAGGCTTAATCTTCGCCGCTTTCTTCATTTGACTTCATTAGGGCTCGCATATGGGCCCTTTGTTCCGCAGTCATTGATTTAACGTCGATGGGCAGTTCTCGGGTTGTTACATCGGCTTTTACATCAGCCTCAACCTTCACTTGCTTTCCGTAGTCCTCAGGCGCAAGCTTCTCCATCAAAAATCGAATCATTGGCCCATCACCCTCTAGCGCTAGATCAACACCAACATCACGTATTTTTGCAAGCGTCTCATACTTTCCTGCATAATATGCCCGCTCTATTTCTGGATAAGTTGCGCACTTTACCGAGAATGAGTTTATTCCCCATCCTAGCCGCTGCATTGTTTCGCTTTTCCCCATTCCTTTACGTCCGCACTCTCTAACTATTGCGAGTTCGGCGGGCCCCACCGGATGACTAGCCCCCATACGCATCACACGCGGCAGAGTTGAATCGAATTTCAATGGAATGCTCCAGCCTATCTATTTTATTTATCAGCTCAGCGTAAGCTTTACGGCTTTTGGTTACTGCCCATTTGTTATTTACGCATCCCAATGATTGGCCAACACCTATACACCCCTCTAGGTCTGCAATGGTATTGGCTGGGTGAATCATTATGTAGGTTCGATTTGGAACATTAGCGACTTCAAACCCCCAATCATAATCACCGCCAGTTGTTCGCGATACAACGCCGCTCATTCTGGGTGTGAGAGGGTATTTACCCTCGGGTATACAGCTGATGTTTTGTTCGTTTTTACGCCATGGTTTTTCTACCGTATAACACTGCTCTTTTCCATCGATGTACAGAACGCCGAACGTCCCCATGCTGGAATACATGAATCTCTCAATCACTATGTTCATTTAAAGCTTTCCCCATTAAATCCAACACCTCTTTATCGTTATCATTGTACACAATAAAGCGTTTTATCAAAATTTTGAGCGTTTCGCGGTCATCGTCGCATAAGCCTTGAGGCGGCAAGCATGGCTTTGGCAACTCCAAATCTTCGGCTCTAACACATATAAGCTCTTGCTCTATGCTTTCTGGGCTTATTTGCTCTGTAGCATGAGTGTTGGTGAATTCTACGTCAGTGATAGCGTATCCAAGCTTGCGAACGCCTGGGGGAGATACAAAAACGCTGGGCGCGCGGTAAACCGCCCCCCCTTCTTCTGTTGCTATGAGGATTTCACCGCTTATTAAGTGGTTTATCGTTGCCTCTCTATGGTACTTGCCAAGTATCAGCTCGCCTTTTTTGAACTTGACGATTTTACAAGCCGTGCCGGTGCCGTGAACAAAACGTTCGCGCCCCTCCATTTCTACGCATTTGGCCTTAACCATTTGGCTTTCGAACGCGTGAATATTGGCAGGCGTGAACGATCCCGACTTTAACAGCGATAATTGATTCATTAATCGGCTGTGACTGGGCTTAGCATTAGCTTAATACTGGTTTCGCTTTTGCCACCCTCAAGAATTGACCTGTATGTGCCGGCGGCAAGGTAAAAATCTTTTGTATCATCGAACGGTATTGCTTTTCGATAGTATCGAAACCTATCATCGCCAGCGCCGATTCCACTATCGACCTGAATTAGCACCCGCTCGGTTCCTGTGATAACAGAATCATTGCCTCCATCCGCGTCTTTACCCAGAACGCACGCTTGGACAAGAGTTCTATCTGTAATAGTAAATTCACTGCCTTTTGGCGCTGCCGCCGTTAACGTTTCAACAAACATTTTTTATTCCTCTATACTTCTGAGCATACGCCCAAATTAATTGGATAAACTATACCGTACTCTATGCCTATTTTAATTCCGTCCGCGTTTGAATTCATTGAGCGATAAATTGGTGACTCTATGCTGCTTTCGTTAAAATTAAAAACAAACTCCTCGCTCAAATAATCGCCGTTACTCGGGTAGTAATAATACACCGTTGTAGTTCGCGGTGAGTCAACGATTAAATGCCCATTTCTCTCACCCACTTCTCCAAGCACGATTATATCGCTTTCGACATCAAATAGCATGCCGTCCTCTACTGCGATACCGAAGAATACTGACCCCTCGGATGTTGTGTCTGCGCTCGCTATATCCGTCTCGTAGCGAGTATAGCCCACCGGCACATCTGGCGGAGGCGTTGTGCTAGGAACTCCGAAAACTGGACGGTCAGGCGCTATTGTAGCCCCTTGAATTTGAATTAAATCCCTAGCTGGGGAATCATTCTCAGCAGTCAGTGGGTCCGCTAGAGTTCCTTCTGTACCATTAAGCCTAAAAATCTCCGTAGGCGGTGTAGCTAGAGCAGTTAAATCACTGCCTGACTGATATGCACTAACCTGGCTAGATTCAACAGCGTGATCTATCCAGTATGCGGCCTCGTACATTTCGAAATTATCGCCATCGATAGCACCGCCTTGAAGTCGCAACCTGAAATTGGCATCATCCCACGCATCGCCAATTGCCACCGGAGTTTCTGCCACTCCATTCACGTACGCAGTGAGTAGTTGCGTTGTTATGTCTGCTTCCAAAAAACAAGTATTTATTGCATCATCAGTGTACGGAACGGTTACTGTAGTCGAGCCGCCGCCCGTACCCAAAGTTCGAATTCTAAATAATATGTTTCTTGTAGCGCCAGCGGCGATGCTTGGGCCACCGCTCAACGTTTCGTTAGCTGCCCTACCTGACATTAAATAGTTTGTTGCATATACACGCGTTGGCGTTCGAAACTTCAGCATAATCGTGAGCTTTGTAACGCCAGCCAGACTAATGTCGGAACTCTGCTTGTGTACTATTTGGTTTGCTGTGGAGCCTGTCGTTAAATATGACATCTAATTCTCCTAAATCGGCATCGGCAGGTCGCCGTCAACGTCTCTGTAAAACGGCTCTAACACATCATCACGATTAAATATGCTGGTGTCGGGAATAGTTACAGTTGTTATAGCCCCCACGCTTTCAGCCTTTACTACGTAGCACCGATATTGATTGTCATCATTATTTAGCAAAAACGGCACCTTTGACGCGTTGTCGTTATCAACATACCAGTCGTATACGATCATGTCCTTCATGCCGTTATCAGCCGGATCAGTACTTTCCAGAGTTTGATTGCTTGTAAAGTGGACCGCTGCTGCCGCTACCCCAGTCGGATTTTTTCGCATTAGGGTGGCAGCTTGACTTATGGCGAAATATGACATGTCGGATGGATGCACATTAGCCGAGTCTCTAAACTGGCCCCCCCAGACTTTAATACCTTCATTGCCGAAAGGTACTGAACCTCCTCCGAACGCGTTTGTATTTGCTGGTACGGTTCCTAAATCTGGATCAATATCAGCGCCAGCAGTTCGGATGCTAATGCAATGCTTCTCTCGCTGCCCTTTATTTCCACCGCACCAAACATCACGAACCACCTCTTTGCCACCGCCCATGATTCTTAAATTATGCTCTCGGACATTATCAAACGCGCAATTTATAATTGCTATACCATCAATTTCCGCATAGATTCCTGAAACATTTAAACCCGGACTTACTTGACCAGTGTAGAAAGTTTTTACTCCATCGTCGGTTAAAATGTCTATCTGCAAATTTGTATCGTGATCGTAATTAGGGGAAGTAACAACATAATCACCGTTAGACTCAACCTGTATAGTTCCAAATCCTGTGAGCGTAATTAATTGCCCAGCGCTGTATGTAGTGCTATCAAAATCAATCGAAGTTACAGACGTTCCGCCCACAAAGTCAAAAATATTACCGGTTGACCCGCCATTCTCGGTAATAATACTGAGTGCCGAGGAGCCTTTAACTACAGAGTTAGACAGATAAAAGCCCGCACTGTATTGCAGTGTTTCTGGCGCAAGACCGTTTGATGGGACGTATGCAGGCTTAAATGAATTGCCCATTTCAATACGCCCGCGATTATCGTCGGGTGTAGTCAAGTTTGAATAATCGCCGTCCCAATGATCTACTGTTATGTGATCAAAACTTAAACCGGGTGTTATAGCGCCAGCTCTAATGCCTGAAATCCTGACATTTTTACACCAGCCGTCTACCACGTCCGCGTCTTTTACAAACGACCCGCCAGAGGCTACAGACTGTATACCTGAGCTGTTAACGTTTAACATTATCTCGCCGTTAATTTCAGCGTTACCACCACCCCAACTGCTTATACTCCAATCGCTCTGACCGATGCCGATACCAACATCGGAATTAAAAACATCGCCATTGTAGAAAAGAACTCGCTTCCCATCGTACTCATTATAAGCAGGTATGGTGTCTGTGTAAGTGGCGCCAGCAATGGCCCCTGCAGCCGTGTAGGTTGATTCATCGACAGGCGTTAATGTATTTGATACGTAAATTGTATTTGCAGCACCGTAATAGCTTTGCTGGTCTATAACCCATATAGATTTAGTTGCGGTGTACTCCTCGCCGGTGCTTGCTTTTACAGTTACCGACGCTACAAATTCGGTTAAGCCTTGCCCGTCCGGCACATCGTAAACATATGCGTTCATTAGCGTGCTGTCGCTAGTATTCCCATCTAAGCTTCTGGCTTTCTCGATACGCGTTCCGTGCGCTATATCAACCGCATTAATATCCCCAAAATCCCAGCGAGCGCCGTATAACTCACTGAATAATTCACGAGCGCCAACACCTGCAACGCTAGCAAACAAGTGCGTTCCGAATGGCGCTATAGCGGGGTTTGCTTGCGTCCCTAGTTCGTTGCTTCCTGAGTACGCAGCTATTGATCCACCGGACGATGGCACAATGTCCAGCGTCAACGTGTTTGAGTCAACGCCCCCGTCACCATCATTAAGTGTGAATTCTAGGGAGCCTGCGCCCACTGCTGATCCCGTTACACTAACATTTGTGGAGGCCGGAACTACAGAGGCAGTGCAGTTTACTAGAGACGCAACGCCGGTCACGGTGGGTGATAATGAAGCCCTGTAGCGTGAACCCTGAGAAACATCAACAGATGTAGGCTCTAGCACTGTGACCTCAGATGACACGGGCGCAGCTATAATGTTCTGGTCTGGGTCTGTAGCATAACCTGAGTTCATTTTTGTTAGCTGTATTTTTCTGCTCATAATTATTTTTCACTTAATGGCTTATTTGTAGATTCACGCATAGCAGCAATTAGCGCAGCTATTACCATGGACACAACGCCGTAATATTCGCCCAAAAATTCCTCCGCTAGCGGGAGCTGACCGGAGGCGGCAACAAGAATCGAAAGCCAGTAAGTTTTTGATTTTAATCGCTTAATTATGGAGTTCATCATGCGCCTCATTGATTATGCATTGAGTTTCAATTCTGGCCCTACATGTTGCGGCCATGGTCATTATTTTGTCGAAAGCTTCATCGCTAAGAGGGATCAAGTCATCACCTGAAAAAGCTGGCATTGGAGGAAATCCTAGACACCCAACTGGCTCATGGACCTCTATCGTCGAGCACGCGGTTAAGCCTGTCAGCACGATCACTGCCGCCGCTATCTTTAATTTCTTCAATGCGCTCTTTTTCATTTTTGACCGCCTTAGCTTTAATTTTGTTTTGCTCAACCTTAAGTTTTAGCTGCTTTTCCGTTTTTTCAACGGTATATTTTAGCTTTTCGTTTTTTCTGACCAACACGCGAATAGTGATAAACATTCCCGCTAATATCGCAAAAAAAGCCACTTTTATCCAATTTAGAATACTCATCACGGCTCCGATTTTTCGGCCATTGGGGCGCCAAGCGCGCTTCTAACCCACGCGGCTGTACCATCTGGGTCAATAGCAATGCCAACGGTCAACGCAACACCCAGCGCGAGCGCGATAATTAGGTTTTTTGTGGTTATAAATCCGCCGGAAATGGCGCTTTTTGATGGTTCGTCTTTTTTCACAAGACTTATAAGTAGATCCAGCTTGTCATCCATGCTTTTTTGGCCAGACTCAATAGAATCTATACGGGAGTGAGCGCCTTCTGCTTGCTCCTGGGCGATTTTCGCCTGCTCCTGTATAACATCCATTCGGCGCCGGTTATTAGTGCGCTCTTGCTTCTGCTCAGTAATGTATTCGTTTAGCGTGGTTTCCAGCTTTCCAACCTCAGCCGCCGTAGGCAGCTTGGTTGTTAGCTCAAATATGAATTGCTGAAACTGGGTACATAAATCAGGGTTGTCGGTTAGCATCTTCTGAAACCGATCTGGGTCGCTCATCAGATGAGCTATGAAGCTGCTGTGCGGCGTGTCCTGAGTCATATTTAAGGGGCTCAAATTTTATTTTACGTTCTCTAGAGATTAACCCCATAATTGCCGCTCTCGCAAATGCAATGCATGGAGCGTTAAGCTCGCACTCTAATTTACTTGACATTCTAACCTCTTAGTTAACGTTTAACAATTACGCAAAAATAGCCAGAAATGACCACGCAATGGCATATGACAATCCAACATGGATAAATACAAGAATCGATGACGCAACAGCCACATCATGGGCTCTATTTTTACCATTCTGTATTAGAACTTCCGCCGAATCCCAACCTTTAGGCATGCGAAAGTATACGGATAAAACAGCTGTTAGGATGGCAGAAAACACAATATTGCCAACTGTTACACCATCAGAATAAGCGCAATAGCAAGCTGAAACCAAAAAGAACTCGAGAGTTAAGGCTATTATTTGCCAAAATATGGACGCTATCCTCATACCGCGAACCATATGAAATCTAAGGTTGAAGCCGCTGAACTTGCAGCCAAGAATATACCAAAACCTATCAATGCACGCATAAATTCCCCCGAATTAAAAACCATATTAGTACACTAAACATCTAAGACTTCAAGAACTTTCTAAAGTCATTGCTTGCATTTGCCCAAAAATCAGCTTCTCTACGCTCCAGCTCGTCACGCTCATTTTGTAGCTTCAAGTGCTCAGACGCGTATTTATTGCCCTGTTCCGAACTCAAAAAAAGACGCTGAACCATGGCTAGGGTGGCCTCACTTTCACACATAGCTATATCTCCAAAAGTGGAAACGATAGCAAATAGATCGGGTTTGTTGTTTTTGTATTGCCTTAATGAATACTTTGTAACACGTTAATAAACTACAATTCATCCTCAATTTCGCAGAGGCGTAGATATGTCCAGACCACGCATTAAAGACGAAAGATTTAGGCGAATAACGCAAACAATACGGCTAAGTCGATATGTTGCGGACTGGATAGACCGACAGGAAGAATCTGGCGGAAAGATCGTAGAAAATGCGCTCATTAGTCATTACAATATTGCCCCTCCATGTACCGACTTATCACATCGATTGCAGCGTCTGAGCCAGCGCACCAAGTAGCGGCATAGCCAACTTCGTTAAACGCTTCGATGTACGCGCGCTGTTCTTTCGATACTGAGCAAAGCGTTTTACCTTCGTCCTTCATCTCTAACCATAGTCCAGCGTACTCGCCACGAGGAACAGCTAAAAACAGGTCGGGAATGCCGGTTCGCCATCCCTCTTTTTTTAGCTTTCGCACTTGTCCGGCTATTGCATTGCGCTGAGCGGTTTTGCACCGGCTGCGAATGTTTGAGCCCAGTATAGCCCCGCTCGGGTATGATATTAGAAGCGGTGCGTACTTTGGGTATTGTAGTTCGAACCACTTAACAACGGTTACCTGTTGGTCGTGCTCACTCATTAATATCACCGCTATCGATGAAATCACCGCAAAGGTGATCTCGATTAGTCAAAATATGCCCAGCTCCACAGCTCATAGAAACAGACTCAAGCCCCAGCATTGATACGCGATCACCCTCAGATACGGGAGCGCTTTTTATGCACTCACCAACTACGCTGTTAACGTATCGCCAGTTATCGCAACCTGCGCAGCATGGTCCATTTTGATTGTAAAAATTATCTACTGACCTACGCTTTCCATTGCTCATAAATTTATCAACCCTTGATCAATTCTTCGCTTAATAGTTCTGTAAACACCGCGAATAAAACACTCGAATATTTCACTTTTCGGTATATCCGTTTTTTGTCGTCCATCAACGATGTCGTGACATGATGAGCAACAATCAGCACCCCACCAATCAGGCGACTTTATAGACCATCCCTTATCCTCGCTTGGAGCATGTGCAAAAACGGTTGTTTCAGGGTTGCCGTTGCAATACGGGTGAATCTGAACCGTGCAATCTTGTCCGCGCGCCGCTTTTGTTAGTTTTGATGCCATATCACCTCCCCATTTGTGACATTTCAAGCGCCAAATTCATCGCTTGCTCTTCGCTCTCAAAATTTGATTTACTAAACACATAGCGCCATGCGACACCGAAAACGCGCTTGTAAAACTTTTGAAACTCTTCTTCGCTAGGCATAGAGTTAAAACTTATGCTGTGCAGCTTTTTACGAACACCAGTTGGCGTAATTATCGGGTCGTAATATCCCGACTCTTCTTTTAGCCAGTCGTGAATATCTTGCAGCTTTGCCGCTGCCTTTTCGTATTCTGGTAGCGCGGCCTTGATCTTAACAGCTCGGTCTTGCAAATAAAGACTAATAAGCGACGATAAAGCCTCTGTGTTTTTTCCCTGCGCCGCAACCCAATCAATAAGCCCGCCCATTACTTTTTTGTCGTATTTGGATATTAAGCCACTTTCAGGCTGCCAGTAGTCGGCTAGCAATCGGATAAGGCCGCCCCAATACAGTCGGTGGTTTTTTAGTGAACGGTCGCTGACTTTGACAATTTGAACGCGAAAACCTTGCCCGTTTTTTATACCTTCCAGCGCTTCAATATCAGCCTGCTCGACAGGCACAAGCGCGTTATTTATTTTTTTAACGCATAGTTCAATTGGCATCGCTTACTGCCTCAGTTTCGGCGTGGCATGTTGTCGTAGGGAATACATACTCAGCGCCGCAATCTCTATCCGAGCAGTGTATTCGGTCGTTATCCCAGCCTCCGCCATGAATTGATATTGTTTTTGCGCCGAAAATTTCACAAGAAATATCGCGATTTGCGATTTCTTCAAATATGCTAAGAGCCAAACACTTCACCTCGCTCTGGTTTTGGGGCTGTAATAGCAATGCCGATATAAGCCATTCCAGCAAAAACGAAAGCGGCTATAGCTGGATGAATCATAAGGAAAATTAAGCCCCAAAACACAGATGGAAGCAAAGCAAATAACACACGCATAAAAAATTTATTCATTTTTCTTCAAACCTCCAGCAAGCGGCAGACGAAACCTTAATATCGCTACCGCGCCCATTTGTCCAAGCGTGCCTCATTAAAACGCACTTAGGCTTAGTGTAACCCGCTGGCGTTGATTTTATAACGTAGTGCTTGCAATCTCGGCATCGCATACCGTTTGGGCCGCTTCCTACAGTTCCAGCATATCCGTTAGGCTGCGTTTCTTTGCGTTTTTTTGGCGAGTCATCGACTGGCTTTATTTCGTCGCCCAATAGGTCTAGGTTAGGCATTTCAATTCCCCATAAATAAATTAAAGCCCTTAGCGCGGGCCAGACGGAATAATCACTAAAATGTGGGTTTTACTTATCCCGCAAAAGATTAAAACAACCACAATCCGTAGGTGTCGGGCTTAGCTTATTCTGATAATGCTTTTAACGCCAGCACTACCCGTGCGCGACACGCTTGGCATAAACGACCTTGGCTACGTGCTAGCCTACCTATTTTGGCATAGGTGCCGGTTAACCTTTACTGTTTTAATTCCGATGCTATGCACTGCTTGCATCGTCTAGTAATTAGTCGTGAATCTTTATTTGGCCGGTAACATTTTGCTCGTATAACGCCAAAATAGTTCTTTCACTTTTGGCGGTCTGCCTAGTTACTTTGGCTTCATCTATAGCACCTTTCGGATTTTTTCCTGCAATTTTATCTTCACCATAGAAATCAATAAGCGCATTTCTTACAACCTCTAAAACCTCACTCTTCCCGCTTCCTGTACGACCGCTTACCGTTATCTCAATTAAGTTAGTTTTCATTTCCTGATCCAATATTAGAATTAATTGGAGCGGCAGATAGGAATCGAACCTATCAGTCTTTGCGGCGGGCCTCGAGTCACTCCACAAAAACCAACCATTAACCGCATTTAGTGTACCGGCTGCTAAATAATCCTTGCAAAATTACCAAAAAGAATCTTTGCATTATTATTGTACGCCTCAACAGCGTCATCAATATGCTCAAAAGAACCTAAATATCTATTTTTACCATCCTTACTTATATAAGAACAATATTTTCTTCTCCTTTTGCACCACGACACACCCCTTATTCCTGTATTGCTTTTTGACGCCTTTGATCTGTTAGCTCCGTTCTGTGACTTATTGCAATCCCTAAGATTAGAAATTCTATTATCAGCCTTTTCTCCATTTTTATGATCAACAATATCATTGGGGTCAACACCGTAATACATTTTCCATGCAATTCTATGAGCAAGGTAAGAAACTCCAAAAAACTGAATTCTTAGGTAGCCGCGATTATTTATTGACCCCGCTATACTTCCAATTTTGCTTTGTGATCTAGCCTTAATCCATGAAATACAACCAGATTCAGGATTGTAGGAAAAGTACTCATTCAGTATTTCTATACTAGGTAGTTTATTCAAAATAACCCTCATTACTTAATTCGGTACACTGAAAAGTTAACTGCGCTCAATGTTCAAATGGTTCCTGAGACTCCACTGAAACCTTGCACGGTTTCAGTTTCATTCTTAGCCATTGGGTGCAACCTCTGGCACTCGCAGTTAACTTATCAGTGACCCCTCGATATACCGCGAGGGATTTCGGTTTATGCGGGCGTTACCCGCGCGGTGCATGTCTAAATCCTCTTGCTTGTTATAAATGTAAATATAAATAAAAATCAATGCCTTGCACCTAGAAAGCCCCAGTTAAGGGGCTTGTTATTACCGCCGGCCGCAATTGTGCAACCCGCATAACGGTAATTATTTGCAAGGCTTTAAAGGACCTATATTATCGCAACAAATATCAATTAATCGCAGGCCGCCAGAGCAAGGCTCAATATCTACAATAGTGTATTCATTAAGGTTATGAACGCTTGTTATTTTAACTCTTTCGCCTGCCTTTACATTACTTTTTCCATCGACCCTACGAATATCCATGGTTGCAACAGCGTAATCACCAACATTAAACATAAAAATCCCCTAAAGCACCAGCAATCAAAACTTGCGTATTCTGCCAAAGCTCGGCGGTAGTTTCGCACCCATCAGAAGCCTGATCTTTAATATCATCGGACAATTTGAAGCTCTTCAGTACTCGTCCAGCGGTATAAGTCGCGCTAAACTTATCATCATATAAAATTCCGATTTCTTCAACGGACATACCCGAGTCCATTAGCGCGGTTATTTCTGCGCTATCGACTGGCAAATGCTTGTTTGTTGAAGTGGCCTCGCCCTTAACTTGAACCAGCTTAATTTTCTCTTGCGCAATGATTTTCCCATCCTCACCATTGCGCGCCAACTCGTCAAGATTAACGCGCTCAATCGGCAAGCAAGGAAATGAACCTAGCGCCTCGCGAACCTTTGAAATAATTTCCTCTGCTCGATTTGCCGATGAAGTGCCAATGAATATTTTACCACCAGCGATAAAGCACGGCACTTGGGATTTGCGCGTAAAAGCTCGCGGCAACAGCTCGAAGATAATTTCGTCTTTTATTCCGCCGCGCTCTTTTCGCGATACGCGCCGCCCTTCCTGATCAAATATAACTTTGATCTTTTCCTCAACGTGGTCCTTGATCACCGATGCCGGCAAAATCTTATCTTCGCGCTGATAAACAAAATGCGTGGCGCCCATTAGCCTTGTTGCAAGCTCTCCGCATGGCGTTTCAATGAATCCATCGCGGCGCAAGTCCAAGTTTCCGCACGGAGTGAACTTTAACGATTCAAATGCTTGATCAAAGTCAATGCCTTCAACATCGCCTTGCTTTGACTCTTCAATCTGGTAAACGGTTACTGATTTCATACATTTCCCCTTTGTTGAAATCCAATTTAGTACACATTAAAACCATGTGCAAGCACTAAAACAAATAATTTTTTATTCTTTGACCTATCCATCTCATAACCGGAACGGCCATGCTGTTTCCAAGCGCTTTGTAACGGTGCGAACCTGGGCAATCTTCTGGCGATTTCCCGCGCCATGGTATTTTCGTGAAATTATCAGGAAATCCTTGTAGTCTCTCGCACTCTACTGGAGTTAAGCGCCTAACACCGCTACCGGCAATGCATGGCAACCCTTGACCAGGCTTGCCACCACCAGTGCTTAACGTACCAGAAATATCACCATTGCCACCGCATAGCCTAAGCTCTGCCCGTGAATTTTCAGCAAAGGCAACAGCATTACCAACCGGCCTTTGGCAATCCAAAGTGCCCGCCACATCGCCGTAAATGCTCATTTCTTGCCGCGACTCAAAGCAGATTAAATCAGTGTCATCCTTGTAATCGCGCTGCTTTAGCGTGGATGCTTTTTGATCGTCTTGGTATTCGCCAAAAGCCGACATTCTAAAACCTTTTATTAAATGCCCTGCTTGGGCTTGGTTGTCATCTGCACCGCACGTTCCAACTCCTCTTGCAGTAAGGGCGGCAACTGCCGACCGCGCTTCTCTGCTCGGCGGAGAATCCCTTCGCACGCCTTCGCGCTCAAAAAGTATTTTTGTGGGATCAAACCAGTCTCTAGCACTTGCGACAACGAACAGACGACGGCGGCGCTGGGCCACTCCGAAATATTGTGCATCGAGGATGCGCCAAGCTGCTGATCTTTTGGGTCCAAACACACAACCAGCGTTTGACCATCCGTCCCTTGGTGACTTGAGCGGCTGAGATTCCCCGACAAGCCCTGCAAGAAAGCATCCGAAAGCGTTTTCTTTGTCACTGAGTACTCCTGGTACGTTTTCCCATAAAATTACACACTCGTCGCCTTTTCGCTTTTCGTCGATAGCGTCGGCAATTTTTATAAATTCGATTGATAGTTGGCCACGGTCATCGCCCATGCCCTTACGTAGCCCGGCAAGAGAAAAGGCTTGGCATGGAGTCCAACCAACAAAAACAGGCGGCGCGGCAACTTCACCGGATAAAATCTTATCCTTGATCGCGGTCATATCGCCAAGATTTGGAGTTTTCGGCCAACGGTATTCAAGCACAGAGCTAGGGAAATCCGGCCCTTTTTTGTAATCATGCTCTGGGTCAAACTGCGATAACCAATCAGCCTCGAACCCCAATGGTTCCCATGCTACGCTGGCCGCTTCAATGCCGCTGCAAACACTGCCAAATCGCATAGGTTCGCCAAATCGCTTTGGGTCTGGCAACGCCTCGGCGGGTTCATCAAAAAAACCAATTTGATTATTCATTCGCCCAAGCCCGCCCATTGTCGTTAACGCGATATGTGCGTATGCACGGCACAACACCCTCACGATCCAGCATGGCCAGATACTCAGGTGGCGCGAATAGGTGCCACTCGGATTTATACCGATTTGGCAAGCGCGCTAGAATCGCCTCTGAGCCGTTTTTTCTCGCCGATGCGATACAGCGCAAGCGTTTTTCATTTTCGGCGCTAATTTCGGCCATTCTGTCAGCGCTGAGGTGGTTTAGGTGGTTAATCTTTGCTGTCATTTCAAAAAATCCCCTTGTTTTGTTAATTCTTGATCTTCAAACATGCAATTCAGCCGGTTAAGCGTTTTGGCTGCTGTCACGTCGCGGCGCTCTTTGATTTCGTCGTTTTCCAGAGATAATATTTTTTTTGTTTTAGATATCCCCAAAACCCTGCCGTTTTCGTCGTATTCAACGATCTCGTCGAATCTGTCGGTTTCGTAAATCCCGCCGCGTTTGATTAGCTCATTTCCATGCACATCCGTGTTTCGGTCTAAGCATAGCGCCCTAAACTGGGCTGCTGCCGGCGGCCATTGCGGGTGTTTGTCTAGCGCTCGCTCAAGGCCCTCCGCCATCTGATGGCCCGTAATCCCCGTCAAGCACCTCACCCATGTGTTGCTCGGCGTGTTCCCGAATTGTTTCAGGAACGTGTACCCGTACATATCCGCCATTCTCTCCCACAACTTCTCGGCAAGGTTCTGCGCCGCCAAGTGGCGCTTCTCCGCGAGCAATGCGGTTTGCGTTGATTGCTTCGCGAGATCGTTCAACTGCGCTAAGTTTTTGCCCTCCGGCAAATTGATTTTGTCCACGCTGGGCTCCAGATATTTTTCCGATGTTGTTAATAAACCATTCGAGTTTTGATCCATTCCTGCAAATCAGGGTCAGGTCATCGTAAACCGTACCCTGATCGTTCTGACCCATGTGATAGGTTGAGCTAGCACACCCGTCAATCGCTTGGCAAATTTGCTGGGGGGTATAACCTTCGGACAATCGAGATTTGATTTTTGCACGCCTGTCTTTGGTTAATTTGGAATTGCCAGATTTCCCCATTCGAGATTTCCAGTAATCAAATATTTTTTGCACATCGTCGGGTTTACCCGACATAGTGTTTTTAATATTCTTTTTCTTTTTCTTTTCTACTTCTACTTCTACTTCTACTTCTAATTCAGCACATGTGTTGGCAATGTCATCATGTGTCATGACGTTTTTTGACGCGTTTTTTATCGTTTTAGCATCAAGCCATTGCCTCATTTTTGGGCTGTTAGTCATTGATTTATCTATACTTTCTGCAAGCTTTAAACAGGTTATTACATTTCCAGAACTCTCAAAAAGACCAACCTCAATCATGTATTTCATAATTTCTTCTACTCGTTTTTCTTGAATAGAAAGCTCAAAACCGATAGTTTCAGCATCTTCTTTTAAGTCAAACGTTAGGTTGTCTTTGTTAACTTCGTAGGCTATTGCCTCAAGGCAAAACCAGTAAATTGCGTAACCATCAGCGCCATATTTACGGCGAACTTTGCGAAGTTTTAGTGAGTTTCTGGCGTCACTTTGGTGCTTAAACCACTGCATTTTTTACCTCTTTTTTATTTTTAACTAGGCGATATTGGGCAATGTGCTTGCCGTTTTTGGTTTTTAAATTGATTTAAAAATATCTTTCTGCAAGCGTTTCATGATCAACAATTTTACAAAAATAATTCTCGCCGCATCTTTTCAGTGTAAAAAAGGTTTTTATTTTCACCTTTTAGATTTTCAGATGCCCATTCTATGTAACCAGAATCAACATCTCCCAAGCGTTTTCCATAATGTTTTCCGAAACTTATTATTTCGTCCTGCTCTGGCATTCCGGTTATTATCCTAGTTGTAACCCTGCCATTCTCCGAATACACCTCGTAACCCCTGCCGGACGCGGTTTTTTGCATTGTGTATTTGAGAGGGTTGCCCAATCTGCGAACGTTTCCAGCCATGCAATACACCACTGGGGATTTATCAGCAAACGGCCTAACTAATCGACCAATTTTCTGATAATGAAGTGCTGCGCTCATTGTTGCAGCCGCATCAATAATGCAATCAAGGGCCGGAAAATCGTATCCTGTGGTGAGCGTTCCAACGTTGACCATCACTTTAATTGAACCATCTCGAAACCCTTCCAGCTTTCTGCGTCGCTCGCCTTTTGGGGTTAATGCGTTAATTTCTGCAGCAGAAATGCCGACAGAAAGCAACATATCAACCGTTTTTTTCGACTCATCAACAGAGTCAATAAAAACCAGATAGTGGTTGTGGCTAGTACGTGAAACTAAATCAACAATACCATCATTAATATTGTTTTTATTAGCAAATGCTATTTGTGACGATTCTGTAAATTCTGAGCCTGTTGTGTTTTGTTTTAGCATAGACTCATCGTGAGATATAGCGATATATTCAGGCTCTATCAAAAAGCCCTCTTGGACCAATTCTGACGGGTTTGTGACGTGTAAAATATTATCAAAAATCTTTGGGCGTGTTCTTGTGATTACTTTCATAGATGATCCATAGCTATTTGACGATAGGCGGTAAGGTGTCGCGGTTAATCCGATTAGGCGCTTGGGATTAATTGTTCTAATTAGCGCCTCATACATGCCGCCCTTAGCGTTAACAAGATGGCATTCATCAATAATAACGCTCTCAACATGGCTAAATAAATCAAGCTTTTTTATTATGCTTCCGATAGTTGCATAGGTTACTTTACCGACATTTTTCTTGCCAGCTGACGCACTGTAAACTTCAGCATCAATTCCAAGTAATTCCGCCTTAGCAATATTTGATTCAAGGATTTCAAGCGAGGGCTGTAGCACCAAAACACCACCTTCTGACGCCTCGACAATACCGGCGCAAATTACGCTTTTTCCTGATCCTGTAGGTAATACACAAACGCCATTTTTAGCTTTCATCGCCGCGGATATTGCGGCTTTCTGATATTCTCGATAATTAATCATTGGGCACCCCACAGCTTAGCTATTTCGATTTGACCTTTAGGTGTCACCAAACACTGGGTAAATTCATGCCCATTTTTTACGTCAGACACGACATTAAACCAATCCTCATAGCCGGCTTTAGGCGCGTCAATTCGAATCATCTTGCAGCCATTTTCGCGCAAAAAACGATTAAGTTTAATCGCCGTAGTGCTCAACTCCTTAGCGACAATCGTCGTGCTGACGTCGCATCGACGATCTGCCAGCATCTCGTAAACAGCGACTTTCGGCGCCTGAATCTCTAATTGCTTAGCTTGGTCAGCGGCAAGCTGCAAAGCTTCGCTAAGGGTTTTAGGTATTTGGAATTTTGGCGACGACGAATAAAGCTTTAGCTGCTCCATTACTGAGCGCCTAACAGATTTTGACTCTCTCATGCCAACAAGCGTGCACTGCTCAATAGTTAGTTTGAAAGCCTTAGTCTCTGTTTTATTGGGATTTTTAACTACGAAAGTTTCGTAGTGCTCCCCCTCAAGCTCATCAATGATTCGTGAGTTAAAATCATTAACTCTTACTTTTGACTCGCCAGAATCCTCTCGGCATGAGTTGATAATCTTGTAAAGCTCAAAGCTTGTCATCGTTGGAGATTTTGAATTTATAACTTGAAGCATAAAAGAATCCTCTAAGTCCGCCCCTTGGTCAGAATGCCGCGAAAGGCAAAACCAAGGTGGTTAGAATTACGGCAACAAAGGGCGGATTTAGAAGATTCTTTGCTACCTTTCATTTTTTCCAGTTCTGACGCTGGGCCAACAAAGTTGACGCGACCATAATACCGCCACTTTGCCTATGGCTCAATGGCTGCTATGATCATCGTGCCGATATTATTGGCACTTGGCGCTGTCACTACTTCCCCGGTGCAGCGCCATTTTTTAGCGGCTGCCTAGGGGCATCTTTTCCTAGCGGTACTTCGTGCTCCCATCCTTCGCTGCTTTCGGTCATATCCTCGCGCCATAACTTGCCGTTAATCGTTCGTTTTAGGAACCCCCAAGGCTTTACCCTAGGACCATGACAAAACAGCGTCCAAGTCTCAGGCATAGGGCTTATAATTGCGTGGAAATCGCTGCCAAGTATCTTGTTGAAGCGATGCACAAAGCGCTGGCTTAGCTCGCCATTCATCGGGTTGAATCGGTTTTCCCAGTAGCCGCCGGTGATAACAAAAGCGTATGCCTTTGGCCAAGGGTGGTCGTGTGGCTCCTCGGCGTGATCTGAGTTAACAAAGCGATGTAGGTAAAAGCGCCAGCCGAATAGCTCTTTGATAAAATAGCGCTCAAGATAAGGCGCATCGTCATCGCGGTTTATTATCCGGCACGGCATCCGTTTTGTTATGTTGAATAGAAGATTTTTCATATAATCCCCAGTAGTGATTTAGTTGTGATTCAAACTCGCGATATTCTGCGAGTTGTTCATGTGTAAAGTTTTCTCGGTCGCAGACTACGCAGCCATCACATCCGCTAGCTTGGCATTGTAGGGCTGTTCTTTTGTCGGTCATTCGCATAACCCATAAATAGATGAGCATTGCTGAGGCTGATCTAGATCAATGGCGGCAATTAGAGACTGCTGGCGCCCTCCGTGTTCAGTTCTAGCATACTCAACGTAGGTTCCAAACCCATGCGTCTGATATTTAATATCATTAACTGTTTTCCCTGTTCCGAGATATTTGCAGGTAACTCTCGCATCCATAAAAGTCGAGCACTCACGCTTCGATGCCCAAGAAACAACCTTTTCCATCCATTTTACGCGTTCAACAACTTCAGGGAATCGCGATTCAATACCCCTAACCTCTTGCTTTGTTGCGTGAATGCACGGCATACATCCAACTCGCCCCATGCCCATTTTATACAATGGATTTGGCTCTATTCCGAATCGCTTAGCAATTTCAAAAGTATCTATTGCTTTCCATTCAAGAATAGGCCGGTAAATAAGCATCCCGCTTGGTTCTGGCTCCCAGCTGCCGAACTCAATATCTTTTTCTATCAGGTTGGCTCGCGCAAGGCTTTCATCGCGCCTAACTCCCTGCCAACTGATAACCGCATTAAAATCATTGGATAGATTGAATTGGTATTCAGCAATCGGTTTATGCTTAAGCTCCTCGCTGCAAAACCTTGCCCTAGTTGACGGGAATCTACCCTTCCATATGCAAAGGTCTAAAAACGGGTTCCCAGTTGGCTTAATGGCTTCTATCATTCTCTCTAAGATATCACGCGTAAATCCTTTTAATTGCGCGTTACCATCTAAACCAGATTCGATATCCATAAAGTGGGTAATTAATTTTTCTCGCTTATTTATAATATTTTCAGTGAAATCAGCTCTAACCACATCAATTCCAACGCCGCAAATAGATCGAAGTTTATTATCAAGGTAATCAACGTGATCGTATGTTATTTGATGTTCGTGGCCAGTATCAGAAAAAACAAATCGTATATTTTCCGCTTTATCCTCAATGGCCTTTAAGGCAGTGGCGGTACTATCTTTACCTCCAGACATTGAAATTACGTTGCATTGTGTCATCTATCCACCTATACACTTCAATCGAAACAATCCGCGAACAATATCACCTTCGCAACCAATTGCGGGCCAAATTACGTAAGCAGTGAAAGCCATTGCTAGCGCTAAAATTAAAAATTCTATTGTTTTAGTTTTCAATATCTAACTCCGGTTTAATGTCGTCTGAATCGAGAAAGTCTGCCACGTAATCTGTAGTGAGCCCATTAACGTGAATTCTTAACTGACAGCCATCGACGTTTTCTATCGCAATTTTGTGATGCTGCATAACAGCAGCAAGCGCGGTTAATGGGTCTGAGCTTAGTCTAGGGTCAATCGAATACGCCATGTGAGATTGCATTATTTCAGATATTGCAATAAGCCCTTTTGGGTTATCTTTTAAAAGACTCATCAATACTTTAAAATGCTCGTCAGTTTTAGCCATAATTAAATCCCCACCAAAGCCAAAGGAAGCCCCAATTCATCCGCCATTTTCTTGCGCTCGCGTGACTCCTCAACAGCGCGACGCTTAGCTGCTTTTGCATCAAGCATGGCCTTAACTTCTGGGTTTTTAGAAGGCTCAGCTCGCACATGGCGGCTAGGCTCGATTGAAATATTAACGCGGTTTTTCTTTTTCGTTTTGTTCATTTTCTTCTCCGAATAAATCTATTTGATCAATGCTTAGTTCTGATTTTGTGAACCCAAAGCATTTGGTTGATTTTGTTATTTTGTAACCCAGTCCTTTTATGCACTCAGGGCCATAAGGGCTACCGTTAAAGTAGTAGCCCTTTTTTAAACGCCTATGGCATTTTGTGCAGCGCATTAGAATAAAGTTAGCTGTGTTTTTTCTGCCAACTCAATATTGCGCTTTGCTAAATTAAAGTAAGATGGCTTTAATTCGGCTCCTATAGCTTTTCGTCCTAGTTTTATAGCCATGTAAGCCTCTGAGCCAATACCTAAAAACGGAGTCCATACAACCTCATTTGGAAGACTCCAAAGCTGCAAGCATCGCTCAATAACTTCTAGTTGAAGCGGGCAAATATGACGCTCATCATCACTATCTCGACCTTCTCGAAAGTTTAGAGTGTCAGTTTGATTTATATCATCCCAGATCGGTGATGCGTAAGACTGCCAAACGTCAATGCTTGTATTGTCATGGCCGGGCACATAGCAAAGCGATCCATCTTCGCGCTCGTACGGTTTAAATCCATTGGGAGGATTATCTCCAACGTAATACGTGAATTCGCCAGCTATAGGCTTTTCGTTATCGCCAGGCTTACGCATAACCACTATGTAATCAGGAATGCCCATGCGGCTCATAGCGCTGTCTTTTTTGATAGTTTTGTGCAGAAGCCCTAGCGCTTTAGTGCGCTGCATTGCCACTACGGGGTCTTTCCATATGCAAATTTCAGAATGGAAAATAAAGCCCTCTTTTTGATATTCTCTAATAATATCGCCGCGAAAATCTTTAATACCAATAAATCCATCATTCGCTTTCGATGTTGGCAAATTCATGCAATGAATCGCAATGTTTCTACCTGGTTTCATCACTCGAAACTGCTCTTTAATCAAGTATCGGTATTGCTGCCAAAATTCATCATCTCCCTTTACATTTCCCATATCTCGGTCACTGTTTGAATAAGTGTATAGCGAGCTAAACGGCGGGCTAAAAACCGAGAAATCAACTGAGCTGCTAGGTAGTGATTTGGCAACTTCAACAGTATCCGCATTGTAGATTGTGCATTTGCTTGGTATTTCAAATTGATCAATAACGTTCATGGTATCCCCTATAAAAAAGATGGTAGTTTGATTTTTTCTTGCGGCACATAATCGGCTTTTTCTAGCGTAGCGCCTTTAATTTCTGCAACGGTGTAATCACGCATGATGCCGCACATTTCCTCGCTCATTTGGTCATGCTGCATTTGCTTTCGCTTGATATTGTCTAGCACTGATCCCTCACGGTCAGATATGACGATATGAACATCAACTTCTTTTTTTTGACCAAAACGCCAGCATCGCCTAACAGCCTGATAAAACGCCTCGAATGAGTCAGAAAGACCAATAAAAACCATTTTATTGCAATGCTGAAAGTTTAGGCCAAACCCCATGATTTTTGGCTTGCTAACCACCAATTTATACTCTTGATCTAAAAATCCTAAAATTAGCGACTCTTTTATTTCTGGCTTTTGGCTTCCTGTTATCTCAGTGGCGCCAGATAATTCAGCAATCAAGTTTGATTCATCATTTAGATTGCACCAAGCAATACCGCAATCCCATCCAGACATTACCTCGGCAGCCTTTTGGCATCGCAACTCTACAGATTCGCGGCGGGCCTTGTTTCGCTCTTGTAAACCTTGCGCGACAGTAACAAACATATCATCGGTTGGCTCAGTATCGACAATATGCTCTATTAAGTTTAGTTTAGGCAAATTGTACCCGTCGTCATCATAGCCAAGGTCTGACGGGTTTCTAATTACCACGGCCCATGTTGATAGCCATTCCCAAAACTTCTTGCGCGCATGCCCTTTTAGTCGCCATTTGCTAGTGTCAGAACCGTCATGAATAAAGAACGTTGCTAGCATTTCTGTTTGCGACATGATCCTCAAAAACTCTGATTGCGTGCCAAGTTCCATAAAATCGTTTGGGCTTGGAGTTGCTGTACAGCTTAGCAAATAAGGTATTTTTGATGCGAACTCAGTGATGCGCTTGCGCGTTTTACCGTCCATCCCCTTTAGTATGCTTGACTCATCGAGTGCGCAGCCTTCAAAGTGGCTTGGATCAAAGTTTTTTAGCATTTCATAGTTTGTGATATATATTCCTTTTTTACCTTCAGTGTCATCCCTAAGATATTTTATTTTAATGCCGAATTTTTCACCTTCTCGCACAGTTTGTTGAGCAACACATAGCGGCGCTAATATTAAAATCGGCCTACCTGTATGCTGATTAACTAGGCTAGCCCACGTCAATTGCATCATGGTTTTACCAAGTCCAGTATCCGCAAAAATAGCAGCGCGACCACGGCGGCATGCCCACCCTACAATATCAGACTGAAAGCCCTTGATCATATCTGGCATTACGTATTGCGAAGGGTCAAAACCTGCGTCAATATGGTCTATTTTTTTGCTGTTAATAAAATCGCTGTAATTCAAACTACGTTCCCCCATGTTTCACCGGATAGAGCCTTTTCCATTGTTCGCACATGTACGCCGTATTCTCTCGCTAGATTTTTTGCTGTATATCGAGCTGCGGTTTTTATGGCCAGCGCCCTATCTTCGCGTAATTTTTTCACTAGCTTAGAATTTAGTTTCGAGTGGCTTAGCTCGTCACCACGCTTAACACTTATTCTATTGAGTGGGTTATCTACCATTTTTGCACTCCTCATAAAACGCTTTTAGATTACCTAGTGCCTCGCTAGATGGCTCCCTATAATTAGCAATAAGCGATACATAAGTTTGACTTACGCCAATGGCCTCGGCTATCTCAAGCTGCCGGTATCCCATGGCTTTTAGCTCCTTTAGCATAGCTGGAGCCTTCTTTGTTGTTTTGCGTGGCATTTTATTTCCTCTTTTTGTGTACTTGGTGGTTGCAATATATTACTAATATTATTACAATGCAAGCACGACTTAACGAAAGGGGAATAAAATGTCATACGGCAACAATCTTAAAGACTACGCATCAGTATGTAATGCGCAACGCAGCTATGGGAACATGGAAAACTTCGAGGCGGTGGTATTCCAAGGCTCGAAAATTGACTATAAAGACGACCTGTGCGCCATGAGCATGGCTGTAATCTATTGCGATAAGTTGCGAGAGTTTTACGCGGATGAGCCTGCCGACCTCATAGGTCAGCTGGCATCAGATACTAAGTACCGCATCGAAAGGGATGGTTTGCGCGAGGTAAGCCCAGAAAGCCTTGAGCCTGGCAGCTGTTATAGCGTAAGCGGCATATTTGCATGGTCAGATGACCGCGACTGTGAATTTTTTAACATAAAGTGGAGCAAGAAATAATGAGCACAGCATTACAACAAGTGGCATCGCGACTATCAGTATCGCCAGAGGAGCTGCAAAGTATTGTTATCAATACGGTTATGCCTAACGGTGGCAAGCAGGTCACTAACGATCAGTTTGTTAGTTTTATGGCCGTGGCCAACGAGTACAAGCTAAACCCGCTGATTAAGGAAATTTACGCTTTTCCTGCCAAAGGCGGCGGTATTCAGCCTATTGTCAGCATCGACGGTTGGCTAAAGATCATCAACACGCACCCCGATTTTGACGGCCTTGTGCATAAAGATATTCGCGATGCCAACGGCAATGTAGTAGCTATCGAGTGCTCAATATACAAAAAGAACACTCAACACCCCGTAGTAATCACCGAATACATGGATGAGTGCAAGGGCAATTCTGAGCCTTGGCGCAAGTGGCCAATTCGCATGTTGCGCCACAAGGCCACCATCCAGTGCGGGCGCTACGCTTTTGGTATTAGCGGGATTATTGACCCCGATGAAGCTGATCGATACCAAGAAGCGGGCGCGATTGTCAAAGAAAAAGACATCACGCCAAAGGCAGAAGCCGACCCGACGATAACCGAAGAGCAAAAGCAAGAGCTTGTCGAGCTAACCGAAAAAACAGGCGGTAGTGAAGATCATTTACTCGCATGGCTTGGCGTTAATGACTTGATGCAATTGCCGGTGTGGAAGTTTGAGAACGCTATGAAGTCACTAAACAAGCGGCTTGAGGATAACGCCAAAAAACAAAGCTATGCGGAGGCTTCCGAAGGTGAATAATCGACCAATAAAATTTAGAGGGTGGACTGGCAGCGAAATGCTGCCACCAGAAGACTTAACACAATCACCAGATCACCGGAAATGGCTGGGAAAAATTGACGTAGTACTTATGCAATTTACTGGAGTTTTGATAAGGAAAGATTTTGGAAATAATTACAGCAATGAAGTTTACGAAGGCGATATTTTAGAAAGAAAATACGATAGATATTACTCTCTAAACGGTTTTGAGCTTGCTAGAGGTGTTGTTACATATAGCCCTTCTAATGGTTTTTCGTTAACGAGCGTTTTTGTTAAGTTAAAAGGTTCGAAAGCTTGGCGGAAAAACAAACCGATAAACTCTCTGCATAACTTTAAGATAATAGGCAACATCTACGAAACACATGAGCTAATGGAGCAAATAAAATGACTTATTGGTGCGAATCCCCCCAAGGCTCAGAAGAGTGGTTAAACGACCGGTGCGGCGTATTAACCGCATCTAAATTCATTGACTGCATGGACGTTTCAACGCGCGGCGCCACAAAAGGCCAATACAAGGCCGCTGCGCAGAAGTACGCTAAAAAACTGGCTTTTGAGCGCATAAGCGGCAAGCTATTTGATACCGACGATTTTAGCCCTTGGCAGGCTAAACGCGGTAATGCATTGGAGCCGGAAGCCAGAGAACGCCACGAGCGAGAAAAAGGCGTTATTGTTGAGCAGGTAAGTCTAGCGCTTAACGACGATCGAAAGTTTGGCGCAAGCCTGGATGGCCGCATAGACGACGATGGAATGAGCGAGTACAAGTGCTTTATGGACCCAGAAAAGGCCTACTCGATTATCACCAAGGAAGAAGGCTTTATGGATGCGGTTATGCCGCAAATTCAGGGCGGGCTATGGATCACAGGCCGCAAATGGTGCCACTTTTGCCTATATTGCCCGCAATTGGCTGGCACCGGCCTAGACTTCGTTTGCCACACCATTGATCGAGATGATAACTACATAGAAGAAATGGAGTCCAAGCTGTGGAAGTTTGACCGGTACGTTGAAGAGTTAAAAAGCAATCTTTTAAATACACTTAAGTAAGGGGAATAACATGCAAGAACTAGCAAAAATCGAGGAGTTAAGCGCCGCCGAAGCTGCCGAAGCCAAAGATAAATCATTTTCCGCGCTAAAATACTACATGGGCATGCACATGGTTATTGGCTATGCCGAAGAAGATGAGCGCCAGCGCATTGCACATGAAGCCGAGCAAAAGCGTCTAGAGGATGAAGCTCGCGCCGCTGACTTTGAGCATCGACGAACTATCAACAATGATGCTGTCGCTTCAATGATGGCCAATGGAATTAGCGAGGATTGCGCCAAAGCCGTTATTACTCAAATTGCAAAGGGCAATATTTACCACGTTAAAATGGAGTATTAATGATGATCATTAGGGTTATTGGCTGTGCATACACCGCTTTTGCGTCATGGTTATCAATTAAAAAACCACTTAACCAAAAAAATGAAGGATTGATGATGCGATTATTTATTAAAATTATCATATTCATCGCAGCAACTGTTGCTGTATTTTCGGTGGCTATACATATTCCAGATTATGTTTATTGGGCTGTTTTCGCCTATGGCTCTATTTTATGCATTCTTGCCAACAAACCTAAAATCAAATCAAATTCAGGACTAAACATGACTTACGAAATACCAGAAATGCAATTTTCAGACTTTGCCCGCGAAGTTACCAACTGGGGTGATTCTCGGAAAATTTACACCGAAAGCACTTGGCAAAAGCAGCTCGAAAAGTACGGCGCCGAGCGTGCCGAGCTGCTTTATGCTGAAACCGACAAAGATCGAATGGACGCCTATGGGGATCAGCTTGTGTGCCTCATGCACTGCCGAAATATGTACACCGGAGCTATTGATCACTCATTACCGATTAAACCTCTAAGTGGAATTGAGCAGCTTTTATCGGCGCGAAATTTCGACATGGCCATTAAGTGGGTTTTAAGTGAGGCTCGAGAGGCGGGCTATTCACCAGAGAAGTGCATGCACTTGGCATGGGAAGGTGAAAACAAAGACGGTATCAAGTACCGCGTCGGACTAATGGTCAAAAAGATTTTTACCAAATGGGATGATTTAACGCACGATCAGCGAATTGAGGTTGCTAAATCTGGCCAGCTAATGCCCAGATGGGTGGACAAAGAGCGATGCAAATCTTTTTGCTCTGATTATGACTGGTTTGAAATAACAGCAGCTGAGGAATCAGTTTTTAACAGTTAATTCGGGCCCTTCGGGGCCTTTTTCTTGTTGCGCCGTTAGCTTTATGCACTTCTCTTCAAAATCAAGAACCATACTACAGCCGCCATCTATGGCATCGATTTCTGCCTGAGTGATTTTTATAAACCCTCCCGCGCGGCGAACCAATACAGCAAGCGCATGGGTCATTATTTTGTGATCTAACTCTAATTGTGTTGTCATAGTTTTTCCCCTTATAATGACTATTATTGTACACCATAAAAAAGGGTTTAGCATGACAAGTGAAAAGTCTCTGCACACAAAAACAAGGGAGCTTTTAATAGAAAAAACTTCTATTTCAGGAACTCACATAACATCCGAAGAGGTCAGGAAGGGTAAAACTACATTAAGGAAAATATCAAAAGACACCGGAATTAACTACGAATTTTTGAAGAGCTTCAAGCTAAAAAGACGCGGAAATCCTTCTGTTGATAAAGTTCAGGCACTTTATGAGCATTTGAATAATAAGCCCCTTAAGGTCTAAGGGGTTCTAGTCCATTCATGGGTGAACGTTTGCCAGCTATCAACGCCACCGCGAACGCTTTTTATCTCAACCCTGAGATTAGTTGCAACGCTGCCGTGATCAATGGTTTCTTGCGCGGTTGTGTAATCATAGGTATTTGACGCTGTTGTGTCCGTTTTTAGCGTAGTTGGACCATCGGTATCAATAATCGTTATTTCGTACTCCGTGCCCGCCTCTGGGCCTATATCACCCTCTGTGAAATCGACCACATCAACCGTTTGCTGTAATCTATCTCTATGTGACCACGTTAGTTCAATATCGCCGTCTGTGGAAGATGGATAGTAAGCGGCGTTTATTTGTACATTACCAGGGGGGTATGGCTTATCTTGTCGAGCATATAGCGTGACCGAAGACTCAAGCGCGTCACCGATAGCAAGCCTCCCTATATCTGTATTAACCAATGCTTTGGCTGCCACGGTATCGCCAGCCAAATACTCAACGCCGGACTCGCCAACATTGCCCTCAGCAAAGTAAATTATTGATCCATCAGCATGAGCCTCTGGATATGTGTCTAGACACCCGCGAGCTATTGTTATTTGGCTATTTATCTGGTCAATGTTATCTACTCGAACATACTCACTGTCGACAATTGCGTAGGTTCCTATGGTTACGTTCATCACGTAAATATCGATGCCTGTCACGTCGATAGTGTCTGGCCCTTCTGATATGCCTAGCGATCCATTCAGTGTAACCGAAGGAGAATAAAACCCAAAATTACCGGTATCCTGATATCCGCCGCCAATATTAACCCAAAGCTGATAATCAGGGGTTGCGATAGGTGGACGTTTTGCAGCTAGCTGAGCGTATGCAGATGTAGATTCAACTGCAGAAAGGTCTCCGCTGCTAAATGTGCGCGCAATATCCCAATATGGCGTCTCTACCATAATCTGGTCGGTAACCGCTATAGGTGCCGTAATCGGATCAGACCACATTGCAGGCTGAGTGTTTATGTATGTTGTTTCTGGCAATGTGAAGACATCCTGAGTAAATCCAATAGTGACTACTCCACTTTCCAGTGACCCGCTATTGACCGAAAACACGCGGCATATCATGGTGTCAATACCGTAATCATCCCAGCTAAGTTTTATAATGTCACCAGGTAGGACGCTGGCGCCAAATCGGTTAGTCTTTATGGTTCCTTTTGCTAACGGAGTTCCGTATTGCTTAACGTCCCTTAGTCCAACTCTTCGCGCTATAGTCGCGTTATCAATGCCCGGGTAATTTGCGGTTTGTGATATTACGGCTGCCTGATTTTGAACTGATGCCATATCCTGAACGGGTAATGTGGTGTCCTTTCCGGCAAATTGAGGCCGGTATTTAACCACTACCTCATTTATCATTTCGCCAAAACTTGGGCGCTCAAAATCTACAAATTCAACTATATTTGATTCGTCAAATACTGGCGCATCATCAATATCCTCATTTGTCGGCTTTCGAACCATTTTAATAAACCACTGATTTTCGCTTTTGTTTTCATATAAAACGGCGTTTATGTGGCTTAATATTGTTTGCGCAAACTGCTTAGCCTGAGACTGCTGATTCAATATTAAAGAAAGTCCAAAATTCTCGTCATATAGAATGTCGGCCGCCTCCATGAATGACTCTTCGTTAATTCTGGACGGGTTTAATCCTATTCCGTACTTCTCACTGCTAGTCGTCATTACATCATAAAGAATATGAACTCCATTGCACGAACCTTCTGGTATGTAGTCAGCATCACCCTCAACACCTTGTCCTGCAATATACGCTTTTGATGGGTACCAATCGGGGTGATCCTCAGCATCGATAGACCACGGTTTTGGATATTTTGTCATCGCAGTAACGTAGCAGGCGTTCAGAACTAAACCCATCACACCCCTAAATGCCGGTATATCCTCGCCTCCGCCCATATTTTCTTTGAGATATTGATTTTGACCTTGCGATGCTCCGCCAAATTCAATATCTACAGAACCCTGAACGCCACCCTCTTTTTTCTCTCCGCCGAACAAATCAGGCTTATCTATGTATATACTTTCGTTTGATGTAATCTCTCCGGCCCAAAGCTCTTTCCCCTCTGCGTGAATACCTAGCAGCTTTTTGACTGGATAACCAGTTATCATGTGTATTCCGATATAGAATTTATACCCTATTACTACTGACTTGCTGCTACCCATCGTTTTCCTCTGCCTCCGCCGCCTCAACAACTTTCAATGCCATAGAGTCACCGGTGGCAATTAAAATTTCAGATTCAATTCCATTTTTAAGAAAGTTGCTAAGATCAAGATTATGCCGCGCAAAAAAACCGCGTATTCCTGGTGTGCAATACGTATTATCAATTACCATTCTGCAGTGTCTAACATAAACCATGGTCATTAGCTTTTAACCTCTATATAGCTTATGTCGCCATACCACACGATATTTGGACTTTTTATTCTTCGTCGTCCCCATATTTTAGGGATTTCACGACCAGGCTCTGCGGTCGGTATATCAAATTCATCAAGCGATGGAGGGGCCGCATCCGGCGGCTTTGGAGCCATAACAATAGCAACTACAGCGATAACGATCGCAACAACTAAAGCGTACCAAGTCATATTAAAATACCGTATCCCCACCCATAGGGTTTTTCATTCTCGCGGACAACCATGGGAATCCGCCATAGTTTTCAATGTTGCTGAATTTATCCTTACACGCAGTCATATTGTGTCCGCACCCTGGGTAAACCTTAACGCTATCGCCAACTTCTAAATCAGAAATTGTTCCATTTAGCGTTATTGTTCCGCCTGTGTGAGATAGTATGGTTCTGCGGTCAGAATATCCAGATCGCAACCACTCAAGATAACCCCCGTCAAAATAACCATCACCCTGAGCGGCTATTTCGTCTGCGGTCACCGTTGATCCTGTTGTTGCCGTAACCTCGGCAACCACTTCGAAATCCTCTCTATTTAGACCGCAATCAGCGCCATACAGCAAATGCGGGCACTCTGGCTGATACCGTCTTCTTAGGGTCGTTCGATTCATTGTCGTGGTTTCTGGTTCGCATCTAATATCACATTTTGCGCCTTTAAATTTGACATTAGTCACTCGACCATTCCAAATAGTAACAACTTGGCTGGCAATGTCAGATTCATGGTATTGCTTTATAGATACCTCAATAGTGTCGCTAGGTGACCCTGCAAAGTATTGGATAACAAATGGATTTTTTACTGTAGCATTAATCGTTACTGGTGCTTTTGCTATATCTTGCGAGCTGTTTATTGCCGGCGCCTTCATTGTTTGATCGGTATAGGTTTGACCGCCAACAAGCTTATCGGAATCGGAAGACGTAAAGCGCCAAACAAATGACCCTCTGGTAAACTCGAAAAGCTCGACTGGCTCAGCGTCGTATTCTGTTGCTTCTATTAGGTCGTAACTCATGCCTTGTACTCGGTTATCGCCATTTCAGTCTCACCAACGTAATTACCATCCCATTTTATCGCAACTGTATCGCTAGTGAGGCGCTTTTTCCCCATAAAGCAAACCTGTTGAACCACAGAAGTATCTATGTCCAGTGATGGTGTTAACGTAACCGTGAGGCGCGTGTCGCTGTCCCTTGTTATGCCTGTTATTTCGGCAAACTCCCATGATCCATCACTGATTTTAAAAGCTATGTGAATCCTGTTTGCGGCATTTTCCGCCTGCCCGTCGTTCACACACTCGAAAGAGGTGGTTATTTGACCAGTAGATGTTATCCGGTAGTTGTTTTCGAAGCTCGGCATGTAAAAGCCTTTGGCGCGCCCGCTAAGTTTGTGCATGAACATCTTATAGTCCCATGCGGTGGCCAGATCATCTAAAGCTATTTTCCACTTTGTGTTAATTTTGGTGTAATCCCAATATGAAAACTGGTCTTGCTTGCCAACGCCAAAATCAATCAATTCTATAGGGTTGTTGTACGATGCACTTGCCGGAATAAAGGGCTGATCAACAAAAACATCAAGGCCTTTGTATTGATACGACTGATCGGCACCGGCAAAAGCCAAGTTATCCACAACCTCAAAACTTGATGTCATTTTACCGTTGTAACCGGTGAACGATCGGTTGGGGTCTGAGTTCATGCGGGCAACGCGAACCGGCACAACCTCGGGGTTTGTGAAGTTGAAGTTTATGCCGCGGTCAAAACCTAGCGAATCGCTTTCAATATCAGCTATTTCGATAACATCAAATTTACGCGGGTTAGACCAAATAAGCGCTAGCGAGCCAACGCGGAAATCTCCGTAGGCTGTATCGACTGAAATGGACGTATCGCCAAGCGTTGCATTTGATCCCTTTCTAGCCTCGTGCCACATTGGCAGCGCCCAATTTTGTGACCGCCAGCTATGCGCCAAAATATCCGCCCTAGTGATTTCGTTAGGCGTTAAGAATACTTCAGTCGATAGCGATTGTCTCGGCGCTGATCTTAGCTTTCTTCGCTGTTCAATTCCTTTTTTAGTCTCGATTACGTCGGTTTTCCACTCGAACGACTCAGACATTCCTGTTTTGAAATAATATGGGAATAACACAACGCGACTTCCAGTGATCTGCAAAAACACATCATTGGCCAGCGTGAAATTAAAACGGAAATTGGCATCTAGGTTTGTTTCACCTATCGCCAAAACCGTGACGGTATATATTTTACTTTCAGTGGCTCCGTAGGTTTTAGCGCTATCGTCATCTATCGAAACGTTGCTATCGCCAACCAAATCAACCGAAACTAAATCTTTTGGCTCTAGGTAAGCGTTCCAAACCTCAACCTCGAATATTTTATCCTCAACGACATTGCCAGCATTAAAAATAGGCGGCGCTATGTGAATGCGGTTGTAGAAGTCGTCAAAAAAGCTGGCCTGCCTATATCCATATATAGACCACCCTATATTATCAGGCGTTCTAAATATTGAGTATGCCCCATTGATCATATCAACAGAATCGTACAGCGATGGATTATACTCAGCATCCTGAAATCTATTTAATTCGTCTGAAATATCGTCGTTTTCGTAGCCAAACTCAAAAACTGATGACGGGAAACTTGCTATTATTCCAGCCACATCTATGGACCCTGATATCTTATCGCATAACCGAAGGTTCCTGAATGTGTTACCCCTGGAGTTGTTGAAGTCCCATTCCTCAATGATGAGTCTTTTCTAAATAAAGGGTAACATTTCCACTTTTCTGATCCGATTGTAATAACCTCAAATAAATCTACATTGTCATTCCTAATGTATCTAGCATGACTTAGGTTTGCAATAACTGTAAGCCCAGAACTATTCCTACGCTTTATCGCCTTTATCGGAAGCAGCGGGGACGATTGATTTGATAGATTTGGTAGAGATGTTAGTAATGATGCGCAATAAGATATACCCAGTAAATTGCCAACTCCGCTGCCAGACTCTTGAGACCACCCAGTAGAGTCTAACCCACTATGAATGAATGATGATTGGTTGAATGACGGGTCTCTTCCTGTAAATAGCGGCGTTCCAACATTATTTAAATAGCTGTTAGTTCCCAAGCTATGCTGTGTGACAGAGAAAAGAACGAACCCACTAAACTGGCTGCTGACAGCTTTATTTGCCGGAATTGTTCCTGTTATCCACGCTCCTGTTCCTCCTATATTATCTAAATCAGAATGACCGAATGCCAGAATCTGACAGAAGCTAGTATCGTAATTAATAATGCAATATATTTCATCAGTATCGTCAAATGAATGTATTTCATAATTAATGGGAAATGTAAATGTTCCGCCACTATTTGAAACTATTGCGGCACCTTGAGGAGCCTGATCCAGCAATGTTGATCCAGATTTTCCGGTGCCACCATAAACCGCAAGATAAGAAGATGCTGAATTTCTTGACGCCAACTGAAAGTAGCATCCACTTTTAAATAGTATTCCGTCCTCTAGCGTCCATCCATTAGCGACAGACTCAGCCTCAATAGCTGTTTTAATTTCGTCCATCGTTGTTGCTGTATCGGCAATGTATCCCATTATACCATCTCCATGGCAACAAATTCGTGCCACTCTGTCCTATAAACGTTTTGGATCATCACAAGCGCGCGACCACCCACTGAAATTATGTCGTCAACAGCCTCAACAACACTCAATCCAGATTGATCAATAACTGATGATCCTCCAACCTGAATAACGTTTTCAACCGCATTATTAAATCCTGTGCAAAAATAAACACCATCAAACTCACCAAAAACATTTGAAGGTCCGTAGTCTCCAATAGAATCCTTATCTTGGTACATAATTATTGGCTCTATTTGATAAGAATCTCCCGCAGGAACCATAGTGCCAGATCCTTGAGGCCCTGCTAGAGAATTTAATTTGGAGTCACCTTGAGTAAATGGATAGCAATTTGCTCTTATCCAGTTTCCAGACTGATCTCTAATTGAAAGCTTATTATTTGATTCGTCTGATCTGTAACCAGCAAATGGGAATGTTTGTGTTGTAGATGAAAATCTAGCTGATGATCCTGAGTTAGCCATCGCCGCGCAAATTAAAAATGAAGGGTATTCGCCAGGTCTAAAATACGGCATACCCTTTCCCACATAAAACGTCTCGTATACGGGAGTTCCAACCCTAAGTCCGCCAGTTATTCTCTGAGGATTGCATGAAATGAAATATGTTATAGAGTTATTGTGGCCGGGCGTTGAATAGTATTTCCCTCCTGGCTGGGATGAAAATGAGTTTTCAGCAACATAACCAACAAACACTCCGCAATTGATATTGTAATAATCAGATGTAATATTTTGATAACACTGAAACCCAACAAAAATCTCTTCGGTGCCACTCAACCCTTCACCCTGCAAAATCAACTCATGGTTAGCGGTGCCGGTATCATAGCGCAGCGTTACCCAGCCGTTGGCCTCGGCCAGCGTTTTAATCACAGCTAGGAGCTGGTAGTGGCAATCATCGCCGCCGCCTTTTGTTAAAGTGCCTATCGCGTAACCCATTTAATCCCCATTAACTGTTAAGTGTTGCGTTAATTTCTGTTTTATTTCTATCCATAACATTTATTAGAGTGGATGCACCCTCTTGAGATTCCAGCCAAGCCATACCCTCTTCTTTGGTGCCAAATATTGCCACATTTACCTGAACTGCGCCACCTTGCGCACCCTTGTTTTGATTTGCGCTAAAATCCTGCTGAGGCGTTGCCACACGAACGCTTTCACCAGGCGTTGCCCTAAAGCTTACCATCTGGCTATCGGTTCCGCCGCTGCCACCAACTTTGAACTCACCGCCGTTTTGGAACTCACCGGCGTATTGCGTGCCCTGAATTGTTGATACTAGCCCAGCCGTAGCTGAAACCGTTGACGCAATGGCCGCCAAATTTAGAGGCCATTTTTCGCTCGAAGCCTTGGCAATACCGTTAGCGATACTCATTGTGGCACTGGCAATATCAAAACCTTTTTGAATCTTAAAAAGCCGCTGATATGTTTTGCTCTGCTCCCCAGCATAGGTTTTTGCCAGTTTTGCAAGCGATCCAAACGTATCTCCACCGGCCTTTAGCTGCCCTTGTAACCTGCTGTACTCAATATCTCGTATGCTATCCGCGTGATTTTTTGCCAGTTCCTCAAGCGTTGAGTATCCCTCCTCTGCGCTCAGTATTCTAGCGTCCATAGCGCTTTGAACAATACCTTGCTGCTCTGTAAACTGCTCACTCAATGTAGCGATGGCGTTTTCTTCTGGAGATCTAAGGCTTGCCAAAATGTCTGGCAATTGCTCAAGAGCCTGCTTTTCTCTAACAAGCTGCTCGACATAGGCCGATTCGGCATGGGTAAGATCGCGCTTTATGTCAGCCTCTGCCTGCAATAACGAAAGCTGTACTTCGCGCTCATTTCGACTAAGTCCAAGCAGACTATTTTGATCCTCTAGGCTTTTGGTGTATTGCGCGAAAGCCGATAGCGTATCGGTGCCAATTGGCTCGATTTTTTTATCTTCTTCTTTTGCTGCTACATCTTTTGGTCGGTTTTTTGCTATCTCTTGAGACTCTTTGATTAGCTCCTCAAGCGCCGATCTTGCACCAGCACCTTCAACTAGGCCATCGCTAATAGCGCCGCCTATTTCAGCACCTATTTCGCCCCACTGGGTTTTTAGCCTAGGAATATTTACTTGATCGACAAGATCATCAATTCCGATAAGATCAGAAACCTTATTGAATGCGCCAATAATGCTGTTTATGTTTGACTCTACAAGAGAAATAATTCCATTTAGAGCGCTTTTCCAGAAGTTGAAAATTATGCTCGGAAGATTGAAGAAAATCTCTTTAACTGCGCCAAAGTACGCCTTCCAAAGACCTACTGACATATCAATGAAGCTGGCAATTGATCGGAGAACACCAACTAGCGTCACATCGAAATCACCAAAAACGGTATCTATAAGATCACCAAGCGGCTTAAATGTATTTCCTATTGCATCGCCCAATGATTTAAAAATAGGCGCTATTCTATTGCCTATGGCGCTTAGCAGGTCGGCCAGCGTTGTAACCTCATCAACACCAAGGCTTATATCATCTGAAAATAATGCAACCGCAACAGCGCCGGCGGTTAGCGCTCCAACAAACGCGGCTATAGGGTTTGCAGCTATAACGCGTAAAAGCGGTGAAAGCTGAGACTTAAGTCCTGCTACTGCCTGAGCAAATAAAGATGTGCTTCCGGCGGCGCGAGCGGTTGCAGCTGCATATGCACCTTGATTCTTGGCCAGATCACCGATTGTTTTTGACCGAGCAAGTTCGGCGGCACCACTTGCACCTCGCGCAGCGGCAAGTCTAGCTTCGGCAGCGGCCAAGCTGTTTACAATCGCAAGCTCTGAACGGCGTATCTCAGCTAATCGAGTAAGTGACTTTTGGCGACCAATTGAATTGATTTGCGCCTGCAGGCGAACGACCTCAAGTTGACGCTCGGCGGCTAGCTGTTGCTGTACTGCCCGCACGCTATTTAATGATGATGCGGCCTCAGCTTCATTTGCCCTAGCCTTTTTGAGCGCAGCACCAGCGGCGGCAGCGGCGCTAACGGCGGATGCTTGCTGTGCCTTGGCCTTTTGGCGCTCAGCCTCGGCGCTACCCAACAAAACAACTGATCCACTGGCAATGGCGCGGCGGTATTCTATTTGGGCGGATATTGCTTGAGCTAATGCTGTGCCCTTAATTACTGCTTGATACGCTATATAAGCGGAAGCAGCGGCGGCGGTTAGTTGAATGACTGCAGCAAGTGACTCGGCTAGGTCGTCAATAGATGATGATAGGTCGATTATTGAACCCGACAGGCCAGAGCTTAATCCGGTTATTTCGTCAATTCGACCAATAGTTCTGGTTACGCTATTTTCAAGAACCTGAAATGCTTGGCCAAGTGTCGGTACTGCTTTAGCAAACCTGACCCCCAGCTCTTCGCGCGCATTTTTAAACGCATCAAGTACAATTTCGGCGCTTATCTTTCCTTCGCTGCCAAGCTTTCTAAGCTCCCCCCGAGTAACACCAATCTCTTTCGCTATAACGTCAGCAACGGCAGGCAACTGCTCTAAAACAGATCTCAGTTCATCGCCTTGCAGTGCGCCGGACGCCAAGCCTTGTGCCAACTGAATAATGCCGGCCTCGGCCTCGATTGCGCTGGCGCCAGACAAAATAACCGCTTGGTTTAATGATTCTGTAAATTGAAGCGTTTGCTCTTGGCTAACCCCCAATTCCCTAACCGCGTTTGCGGTTCTGGTGTATAGCTCTGCGGTGCTTTGAAAGCTAGACCGCGTGCGCTGTGAAATGCTAAAAAGCTGCTCAGTGACAGAATTTAGCTCAGCCGTTGAATCGGTAACCGTGCGTATTCGGTTTTGAATATTCGTGAATGCATCGGCATAGCGTCCAAGCTCGCGTATACCCAAGGCGCCAGCCGTGAATGCAAAAGCTCTCTGCAATATTCGGCGGGTTCGCTCGGCTTGATCCTCGGTTTTCTGTAGTCTTTTATCAACGGCGTCCATGCCGCGATTAGCCTTGGACGGGTCAACAATTACATTAATATTAAAATCAGTCATTGCCCGCCTTCGGTTTGTTTTTTCGCTGCCAATCCAGATATTCGGCGTCCATTTGCCTTATAACCTGAATAAAATGCAACTTTAATGCTTTATCAAATTCCTGCACATCAGCGTATTGGTTTATTGCTGTCCACGGTATTGGCCCAATAACATCACCCATAATCCGCGTTGTGCTTAAGTCCCAAAATGCCATTAAGTAGATTTCATCCCCCTCTACCTGATCGGGGGATTCAAGATACCAATCCGGCAGCGGTCGGCCTTTTTTTAGCGCAGATTCTATTGAGAATCCGTCTCGCAAGAATCTTAGCTCAAAGCCTAACCGCGCTGCTAGTTTTTTGCGGCCTCCTCCGTGTCGATTTCTTCATCAACCCAGTTTGTGATATCAAGGCAGAATTGGCGAAGGTCGGAAAACACAAACTTTGGCACCGCTGACAAGTAGGCCTTGCAGTTGTCAACATTAAACTCAACGGATTTACCTTTGCTATCAACAACGCCATCCCATCCGGTGATAACAGTTTTAGCGTAAAGCTCAAAATCTAGCTCTTTGTCGTCGGATTTTGAGGCCTTCCGAAGCGCTCGCTTGTTTTCAGAAATGCGCATAACTTCGCGGCGAAATTCTTTGTTGTACTCAACCATAGCGGGCTTAACTTTCAATACCGGCTTACCATCCAAATCGTGAATAACAAAATCTATTGATTCGTCAGTTTTGGCTTCTTGCTTTTTTAGGTGTGAAAAATCAACCATCTAAATTCCCCTTAAATTTTCGGTGTATATGGAAAAATCGTGATACCAATCGACGTGCCAAGCGTTGGATCTTCGAACGCCTCGCTCGTGCTGCTGATTGTAACAGATTCACCGACAGGGAATGATTTAGAGCCACCGCCTAATGTAATAGCTGGAATGTCATAGTAAATGGCGCCGTCATCGTTGCGCATGGCGAAGTCCATAGTTAGGCTGGTGTTGTTTCGCACGGCATCACTAATTCGCGAATCCGTGAACAAAAGCTCGGCTTCAACGGTAACCTCGAAGTTGCCATAGTTCATGTATCGAGCACCAAGGTTTGCCAGTACTTTTTCAGGGCTCACATTGTTGTTTAGCGTAATCGTTAAGCTCTTGAAGTCCGTGGTTAAGCCAGTTTCGTCGAGCTCAGTAATGCGCAATCTCGGCAAGTCTTGAGTTGTGTTGATTGCGCCCGTACGGTTTGGCGTTACTGGAGTTGCCGCGTTTGCTTTTCGCGTAGCAGTTGGTGGATCGGTATCCAGACCAACGAATGCAGCACTCATTGTTGACTTGTCGGTAATTGGTACGTTAATTCCAATGGTGTTGCAATAGTTTCCGCGAGAATATTCATACTCATCGCCAGAAGGGTTATTTGCAAGGTTTTGATACGTGATCTCAAACTGAAACGAACGCTCTAAAAATGATGCATCCTGAACCGGTACGTTGCGGATAAATTCGCCCACCAATATATCAACTTCTTGCGATCCGGCGGCCTCTGTTACAAATGCGGCATTAGTTTTGTCGATAGTGATTGAGCTACCATCACCAGCAACAGTTTTAACGCGGGCATAGCCAAGGTTTGCAGCGGTTGAAAATCGGTTAATTGCTAAATCGCCGCCAATAAAAATGGCACACCCTGGTATAAGATTTAGGCCTGCACTATTAAAAATGCCAGCCGCGCTATTAACTGTGATTACACCGCCAGTAACATCAACATCGAGATCGCCGGCAGCGGTTCTAAATCCAGCAACAGAAACCTCGGAGTTTGCCGCGGCGCTTTCATCACTAAGTGTCGATGTTACGGGTATGCTGGTGGTGCTTGATCCGGCATCAACAACATGCAATCCATTGTTTGAGATTGTTGGAAATGCTCTAGCATAAACCAGTGTGCCAGCGGCTAAAGCGCTGCCAGCGGAAACCGTGAAAGCATCGCTCGAAATCGCGCTAGGCGCATATTGCTCGGCGCCCGTAGCGGTAGCCATAACAAAGCCTTCAACAAAGTCTTTCATGTGACTAATAGTGGTATCGACCTCAAAGTCTGCAGAGCTATCCAGATCAGTTAGCGTGCCCTTCCTTCGCTGCCGGTTCTGAGAAATAGGGCTACGAGCAACAGTGGTAATATCGGCGCCGATAGCGCCATAGCTGTTAGGCTCTAGTGCATGCCACACTGGCGAAGATTGAAGCTCGCCGATATTTGCTGGGTCGTTTTCAGTATCTTCAATCGAATACGATAGTGCGGTGTTGTTCGTTAAGACGCGGCCCATAATGCCCTCACTTAATTATTTCAAAATTAAACTCGCACTCGACGAGCTGCATATACCATTTTCCAGAAGCGCCAACTTCGCGGGCCTCTGCGTTGCGGATATAAATACCGCTAAATTCTTCGCCCTCGAACAAATCGACAAGCTCTTTCACTAACGCATCGCTTCCTGATGCGCCATTTCCCGCATCATCAAAAACTTGAATAAAAATATTGCCGTTTCGGTCAAATTTACGGTTTGTTTTTTTTCCGAGCGATACTTGTGGAGCAGTAGTGTGGCGCACTGCAACCCTAACCCATTCACCGCTTGCCGGCTCATCACCATCATCACCGTCAAGAAATATACGATCGCTTGCTAAGCTAAAATTGTCTAGCACATGATTGTATATTGCCTGTCTCGCTTCGTTTCTAGTCATCGCAAAATGTCCGTAGCGCCTCTGGATGTTATGCCTTTGACATTTTCAATGCCTCGAGCTATTGATAGCTGAACAAAGCCTGCTGGCGCCTGCTTACTGGACCCGTCGTTTAGTTCGCCGATATAGGGGACGTTATTGGTTATGTATACCGGCCCACGCTCAATGCTGTATGACGTTAATATTTTAGCAACTCCTTGCTGCTGGCTGCTTTGATCAATAACGCCTTGCTCGGCTGCCTCTCTAGTTCCAGATGTTCCGGCATAAGCGTGGCCTATTTCCGGTATCCAGTTGTTTCTAGCCCACCCCGTATCACGCGGTGTGGTCTTAACCAGCTGGCCATTAACACTAAGCGTAATTTCTTGAACTAAGCGCGTGGTGAATTTTTTCAAATCCCCCATAACCGCGCGAATTTCAAAACTACGACTGGCCATTATCCGCTTCGCTCAAAGCGTTGATCTCGTCTTCAAGCCGATCATCTGACCACCGGCCGTCAACTTTTAAGCCCTCCATTTCTGCGATTTCCAAAAGCTCATCGCGGCGGGTTTTCTCGGTATCGGTATCGGTTAAAAGTGTTTGCTGCGAATTGGAATCGCCAAGCTCTTTTTGCTTTAGTTCGGCCCCTTCACGCTCGGCAGCTTCTATTTCTGCTAATACCGCCTTTTCTTCTTCGGTTAGCTCGACTTGCTTTGCTTTTTCGGCTTTCCACAAACAAAATTTAGCGAAATTAGAACCGGCGGGCTCAATTATTCGGCGTCGAAACAAGTAGCGAATAAAATTAAGCTTAATCGGAAAATTTCCGCTTTCGTCTTTTTTTATGGTTTCGCCTACTTCTCGCATCTTGCCGTCAAGCTTGTACGGACGAACAAAAACAAGCTCATTCGCACGGTACAAAAGGCCTCGATTGATATTCATCAGCTACCCCGTAATAAAGGCGGGTTTCCCCGCCGTCAATTATGATGCCGCGATTGCGTCGGTGAAGTAATAGCCAAGATCAGCAGCAGTTACTTTGTAATCAAAAGCCATTTGGCCCTCAATACGATCCGACTCTAAATGCTCCATTCGGAATCGCTTAGTTCGCATACCCTCTGGTGTATTTCCTAGCAGGCCAGTCCATGAGAACTGCTGCCCAGCGGTAGGCGTATCCAGAGAAGGTGCATTAGGCGCGTAATAAAGCAGCATGTCACCGGCCGCCATGTAGGCCATGGTGGCGTCGTTCATGTCGCCGGCGACCTCTGCTTTGGAGTTATAAACCGCATCCATTACAAGCAGTTGATCAAGCTCTAGTAGCTCGGCCAACTTTTGACGCATTACAAGCGCGGGAACACTGGTGGTTGCGCCACCGTCGATGCGAGACAAAACATCAGGGTGATTTTTCAAGCGGTTGAACAAGTCACGAGCAATAATTGCTTTGTTCGGCATCATGCCGGTAAGCAATTTTACAGACGATTTTGCTGCATCGATTTCATCAATCGGCTCTGAGTTATCAGCGCCCCACGTTGCAGACGTGTTGTTTGTGGTCCACGCGCTGCCAGTCATAAATGTGTCAGCAAACTTACGCTCACGACGAATCATTAACTGCTGAGCAACAAACTGCGATGCGGATCGCTCAAGCTGGATTTGAGAATCAGCATTAGTGCGCTGGCGATCCGTAATATCCTTGTGAATCGCGTAGGTTCGGCACATGTATGGATTGGTTGCAGTACGGAAAGAACCGCCCGCAGACTCGGTACCATCGGCACGCTCGCGAGCTTGATCGCGGAAAAAATCGGCTTTACTGAACTCGTAATAAAGGTCGCTTTCTTTGGCAACAGGGTTATTGGGAAAAGCGCGCAATGACACATAGTCGTTGGTGTCCTGCATCCACTTTTGCGAAAAGTTCGTTAACGGCTGCTTAACGTGAATATCGCCTGCCGCTGGGTTTGTTACTGGCATGATAACCTCCTATTATGCTGCTACGTTAGCGGCTTTGGTTGCAAGGAATTCGATAACTTGGCCAGCTGCGCCAGCGCTAGTTACCGCGTAACCAACAATCGCGTTAGTTGATGTTGCTGCTACCGCCTGACCAGATGCGTTTGACATAATAGCCACAACACCGGCTGATACATCAATTGCAGCGCCAGCAACAACTTCTTGCCGTGATCCATCCATGCATGTAACAGGGATTGATTTTTGGTCGCTTGCTGGGCTAGCCTCAAGCGTAACACCCAAAACATCGACACCAGCGCCAGCGGTTGTAACCTCAGCACCAGCCGCTAAAACAACAAAAACACGCTGCGCAATGGCGCCGGCAATCGGGGTCATCGAAATTGAACGTACAGATTCTATAGCCATGATTCAGCTCCTTACGCCTGCTCATATAAATCGGGGTTTTGCTCGCAAACGGCAACGTATGCGGCTTCATATTCCACATCGTGCTCTTTAGCGTGCGCCTTAGCCATTTTGATAAGCTTTTCACCAGCGTCAGCGCCGGAATCATCGCTACCGGCAGCAGTGCCCTGCATGGTTCCAGCCTTGGTCATTAACTCGTTGTGAGCCTTAACCATGGCAGAGGCAAAGCCTTTAACTTCTTCGCTGGCGCCGTCAATATGCTTATAAAAAGCAACTTTGGCTGATTGCTCACCAGCAATGCTGGGCATTTCATCGCTAGCGCGCTTCTCAAAGCGCACATGCTCTGCGGCTTCGCGCTCTGACTTAGCCATTCTGATAGCTTCGTCATACTTCTTAGCCATTGATACCATCTTGTCGTTATCAGATTTTCGGAATACTTCGCCATCATCTGATGTGTAAACAACCGGATCAGCCGCTTTGATCATCTCGACTTCTTGAGTTCGGTCGCCCGCTGATTTGCTCAAAAATGTTTCTTGCTTGTCGGTATCAAGCGATTTGTAAAACTCTTTCTCAGTATCACTAAGCTCAGCCAAAGCCTGTGCTTTTTTCAACTGAGCGCTTACGGAATCTAGCGACTTTTTCATGTCGTCAAATTCTTTTTGCTTTTTCGCCGCGTCTTTGTCGGCTGGGTTATCTGTAGGCATAGTATCCTCGTCAGATTGTTTTCCGCCGCTGGCGGCTTTGCTTAATAGTGACTGGATAGAATCAATCACCGCTTGATCACCGTTTCCGGTGTTTTCCTCTAACGCTTTTTGAATTGCGATAGAAAGTGGGTCTGCGCGCTTCATAATTGTGACCAGTGCGCCAGATTGCGCTGGCCGGTCAACTGCGCTTAGCTCGTCAATTCGCGCTTTGTGGATTTTTAGCTTAGGCATTTACAATCTCCACGCTTGCGGGGTCAAATGCACCGCCAACACTAAAGCCGGTATATTCTCCACTCGCGAACTTCTTCAAAATAGCGTCATCTTCTGGAGCCATAGCAACAAGCCAGCCGGTGCGGTCGGTAGTTATTCCGAACGCTTTTGCAATTTCAGTGGTTAGCGGGAATGAGTGAACAACGGCGCCTTTGATGATTCCGTTGTCGCCTTCGATGTGCATATCTCGGATTACTCGGTCAGACTTTGCGAAGTCGGTGACCATGCCCAATAAGCAATCCTCTGTGAAGTGATGGCCCTGCGTGTCGTAGTACTCTTCGCCTTTTTCAAAGCAGATGGCACCCCAGCCAAAAACAAGCCCTAACGACTCATCGACCTTTGAAAACGTTATTTCTGATTTGAAGCTTTGCGTCACGATATTATTCCAACACTAACTTTTGAAAGATGCTAGCACGTTATAACCAATTATAACAAATGAAAGTGTGTAAAAAAACAAACACTAGCGTTTGAATCTTGTTACAACGGCACAGCGGCATTGAATTGAGTCGGAAGCTGGCGCGGATGGGTCGCCAGGAAACATAAGTAAATTTCCATTGCCGCTCAAGAATGGCTCATTGACTGCACGAATCTGTTCATTCATGGCTGAATGAGAGTGCCTTACGCGAGCATCGCCGGAATCATCCCACTCTCTCTCCAGCTCGTTTTGATCAATAACTCCAGAGTTAATGGCCTGCTCATACATTTCTCGCACCCCCTGGTGCACTGCCCTAAGCGATTCGGTGCGTGCTATAACCTCCGACCTGTGTTTAATATAACGCTCACGATAGCGGTCAACCATTAGGTTTATTTGCGTATTGCTTAGCGGCTCGCCGGTTGATAGCGCGCGGTTAACTGATGGATCAAAACGCCTATCGCGCAACTCACGATTAAGCGCCTCGCGGCTATTTCGCTCAAGCGCTGCGCGGTAATTTTCAACGGCCTGCTCTTGCTTTGCGGTTAATCCAATGGAGTCGCGAAATACACGCGCTTGGTCGCGCGGGTTTAACCCTTGCTCAATACCCCTAATAAGCGCCTGCCGCGTGGCGTCTCGCTGCCCCGAGGTAAACTCATTAATCAACATCAAGCGGTTATTGCGCATTTGCTCTGTTGCGCGAGGGTTTGTGTTGTCGTATAGAATTGGCGTATTTGTGACATTTCCGATCAATCGAGCCGTGTCATTTGCCGCTGCCGCGAACGTGAGCGATACAGCCGCCGCCGTTGCCGCTGGTATTGTCTCAATAAACAAAAGCGCATCGTCTATGCGGCCCTGAAATATAAGGTTTTCAATTTCGAGCAGCTTTTGCTGGCTTTTTACCCGGGAAACGGCATTACGAAAAGCCACAGCAATAGTCGGCCATCCCGCATCAATAAGGGCAAGTATGCGCTTTGCGTTGTCTAAATCTCTAGTCGCCACAGTTAACCATAGGCACAGTTTTGCCAGCCAAATCGTGAGTGCAATCATTTAAAAATTGCCAACTCCCATTGCGAATAAATGAATGGCATACACGACGAGAATTGCTTTCCCCGTGATTGCTACGCAACAGTAGAGATGGCGAGAAAGTTGGGCTTTTTAAATCTTCATTAAAATCCCACTCTGGAACCTTGACTTCCATGTGTTTGGATGCGCCACGAACATAGATAAAATGAAGCTCTTTGCAGCCAGGGCATTTTAATTCATATCCAATTATATTGCCGTTTCGCTCAACTGCGCCGACTAGTTCATTTTTCATAAAACCTCCGTAGTTTTACAAACCGCGTGATTGGCATGTGTATGTCGCCGCCGCTGGGTCGCGTTTTACTGAGCCGACTATTTCAAAAGTCGATCCCTCGATTGTGATTTTGTCGCCCTGCTTTGGCACGGGAAGGCCCGCGAAGCTATTGGCGATAAGCATGATTTTTTTATCGCCTGCGCGTATTCGCGTGCCATCAATGAGCTTGTCGCTGTACTCCTCGGTAAAGCCTTTGCCTGTTATCGGCGTTTCTACGGTGGGTCTTGGTGCCGTAGGGTCGCTTGGTCGCGCGCCCTTGGCGACAACAATCAGCGTGCAATCCAGCAGACCCGGTGCGATTGCTTGGTTAACAATCGCGGCAATGTCGGTGCCGAACAGAATGTTACTCATTGATAGGTATCTCTATCATATTTATTCGCATCGCTAAACGTAGAATTCCCGCAAAGCCCGAATGATGACGCGCCGCTTACGCCAGCGCTGGCAATGAGTCCGCCGGCCTTCAATATATTCATTACGTGAGCGCTAAATCTTTGCCCTTTGACCGGTCGGAAGTTTTCGACTTCAACGCTACCAGCTTTAACTCGCTTTTGATTGCTTCCAGTATTGCCTGCGGTAATCGCGGCTTGGTTCAATTGCAGATACAACGCCAGTTCAGCCGTGGCATTTTCCAGCGGCTCGGTTATATCGGAAACATCAATTGGCAATTTATATTCAGATTTAACGATCTGACTAATTTGCCCGCTTGCCGTGACCAATGCTCTACTTTTGGTGTCACTATCAAGCGCATCCCAGCTAGCAAACTGTAAATTATTATCGAAATAATCATCAGCGGTGGCTACGGTTGAGTAGCTATTGGTTCCGAGTGTTAGCGCCATTTAGAGCATCCCCGTCTACGTTGAATGATGTTGGTTTTGCTGCGCCGGTGTCGCTGATACCTAAATCAATGTCGGCATCAAGGCCGCTAAGACCTAGAATGTCCATTAGCTCATTGACCGCTTCATCCTCGCGCGTAAGCGGAACGCCAGCGGTAGCAAGATCGCGAATAGCCGCAAAAATTTCTTTCGAGTCGCGGTTTTTCATCGGCTCAGGCTTTAGGTTAGGCTTCATTTCGTCGGGCCAGCCGTTTAGCGTCCAAAGCCTATCGATTAAATCTTTTTTGAATGTTTCGGCCAGCTCTTTAAGCGCTGAATCGACCATTACCGCGAATGTTTGGCTTTTGTCTTCGCTGAGTGATTGCGCTCCACGACCATTGAGCCCTACCAAAAGGCCCTCGCACCCAAGGATAAGCGCCAGCTCCATGGTTAGTCGATTAATGGCATCGGCAATCTCTTTGAAGCCCTGTGACCCGCCTTTGATGATCTGAACATCCCACTTGTAAACGCCTGTAATGCTCGGGTTTTCGGAGTCGGTAGTGTAAGTTTGCGAATCTAGCGAAAGGCCAAGCTGAGGGTTTTTAATGCGGTTTTGTATAAAGTCAGTAAGCGGTTTAAGTGCTGCCGCTTTATCCTCGCCGGTCATTTCGCCATCATTGATTAAATCGTCCATCTCGGCATAGGGGGCGCGTATTACTGGAACCCCAGCTAGATCACTTTCGTAGCCATACCCTTCAAGCTGTTGATAACGCTTTAAAGCCTTCGCGGTTGCCGCGACATGCCGGAACAATCCCAAACCCTCGGGCGAGTCGTTCAGACTGTCATCGACGACATAGACAATTTTCCAGCGATCTATCGGCCTAATAGCGAATGTATTCGGGTCTTGCTGTTCGATATATTCAACACGTCCATTGTCGTCAAGCTTCCATCCCCAAATAGTCGATTGCGGGCGTGGGGCAATATCGGAAAAACCAATAATACCATCGTCACGAACCTTGGATGCCCACTCTTGTATGCTGAAACCCCAGAACACATAAGCACCCGCGCGACGCACTACGCGGTGCCACGGGGTTTCCATATCGTGTAAAATGCTTTCGGCTAATTCGGCGTACTCAATGGCCTGCTCGCTTTCGTCGGCAGCCTCAAATACCCACTTGGCACCGGCCAGTGTCCGTAAAAAATAACGAACACCAGCCGCAACAATGGCAACATTGGCCAGATTGTCGGAGTAGGTTTTATATTTTCTGTTGCCGGATAGCTCTGGGTTGCGCTCACCATCTTGTAGCTGAGTGCCGTAGATTACCGCGCCCCCAACGCCTTGCATTTTTTTTGCGCTGGCTTTTTTGGTAAAAAACATTAGCTATCGGCCCTTGGTTTTGTGCTGATTGTGACAGCTCTAATAGCTATCCATTCGGCCATCTTTCTGCTAGCTAGCGGAATAAATCGGCAGATAAATATAGCGGGCTTTGCCCACCACTTAAAAGTAGCTGTACATTCAACTGTTATAGGATTTGCCATAGTGCCCCCATTGTTAACCCAATTGTGGTATGTGCGCCACAAAAACACAAGGGGCGCCAATATTAACTTTCAACTAAAATTAAACTTGCAACCGATCCTTATGTGTACTAAATTGAATATGAAAGCGGATTACTTGATGCTTATCGCGGCCTCATTTATTGCTCTGGCCATTACTTACCACAAAAAACAGGTATACGAAAATGAAAAAATTACTACTTATTGCATCCATGATGCTAGCCCTAACTGCGTGCGGAAGCTCGGACAGCGACAACGGCATAAAAATATCGACACCCCGATATAACGGCCACTATACCACCGATTTTTATGTTCTCGAAGGCGCATGTTATGACATCACCGGCGCCGGAATGATTATCTACAATTCGGTTATATACCCCGAGTTTGACTCAAGTTATAGCGTAACAGGTAATTCTTTTGCTGATTCTCCATTTTTCGGGGTTGCCAGCGGTCCAAATACCGACCAAGTGCATTTTGAGGGAACCTTTGACTACGGCGGCAAAACCATTGGCGGCGAATGGAATAGCGAATATTGCACAGGCTATTTTGTTGGTCAAAAAGTTGGCGACCTTACCGACCGAGAAAAGCACCACTTGGATGCGCTCTAATGGATCGCGTAATTGCCTATTTAATGTCATCTATCGACCAGTTCGCGGAGCACGTCGATACATATAGCCCTGATTTGCATGACGAAATGCTAGAGACGAATCGTCAGGCAATGAGGGAGTTATGTGAAACGCTAACGCCGGACGAAGTCGATAAGATACGCGATATTAAAGCTAAATTTGACGAGATTGCAAAATGATAGTAGACGGAAAGCATGTAGAGCGATTAATGCGACAAGTTGCACCCAATGCAATGACTCGGTGCGAGGCGCGAAACACGGACTACGGAATACAGCTTATATGGGCATGGGAGTATGCCGGTGTAGGCGAGTATTGTGTTCGAAACATAAATCAGGATCAGCTATACGAATACAAAAACAAAATAAGCGCAATAGCTGCATCCATTGAAAATGCCAGCGAAGAGATTAGGAATTGGACGGCCCAAAAAACGTTTATACAGGCGAGTCAATAACACCAGGGGCGCCAAAGCTTTTCTTTTTCGGCTTGATTGTTATAGCCTTTCCGTACGCGCGCGTTGCCCCGTCTATCTGGTCCTTGAATGTTCCATTGGGAAACAGCGCGCCCTCGTTTATAAAATCGTCGTTCCAATGTGATTGCAAAAGGTAAGCGTTTCCGCCTTCAACTTGAGCGGCAAGCGGTATTGCTCGTGATTCTTTTGATCCAGACTCAGGCGAAAACCTAACTTCATAACCATGTAGCAACCGCAAAAAAGCGGCCTTTTGAGACTTACCGGCTTGCCCAGGGTCCTGAGGCAAATCTTGTATTACGCTTTTACCGTCACGCTCAGCTGTGGCTTTTATATCATCCTCTACAGCGCCAGGCGTTTTCTTAAATCTGTTTACATCGGCGATAATTACGCGGCCATCTTTGGTTATGCCAAGCTTTACACCTACTGTGTACGCCGATGTGCTTTTATCGGATGCGGCCAAATCCCAGCCGCGCACCCACTGAATGACTTTTACGTCTTTCAGGCTGTCGATGTATTGCCAATCTGATTTTTTGAACATTCCGCCGCCGCGCGGTGCCGGTCTTTGCTGTAGCTGTCCGGCTTCGGCATAGGTTCCGCCCTTGGCTCGTAATGCAGCCTTTAGTTCATCAAGCGCTAATTTAGGGTACCGCTTAGGGTCCAGTAATTCACCCTCTTCTGTGCGCGGGTCGATGTTATAGCGCTGCTCGCATTTCGGCGTATAGTCGGCGTTTTCCGGTGGCTCTGGCCGCCATGCTTTGTCCTCTCGGTTGAAATAAACGGTCGTAGGATCAGATTTAATATAGCTTGGTTTTACTTTCGTGTAGCATCGACGATCACTTTCAAACTCCATTGGTATCATTAGGTGTTCATAACCCATTTCGTTTGCGAGAATTAGCCCGCTTACGTCGCGCTCATGCACGCGCTGCATGATGACTATTATGGCGCTCTCGGCCATTTTATTTAATCGAGTTGGCACTTCTTCGGAGAACGTCAAAAGTACGCTTTCGCGGATCGTGTCGCTTTCTGCTTGCGATACTGAGTGAGGATCATCGAAAATAACGCGGTCGCCGCGCTTTCCTGTCATTGATGTTGCCGGACTAGACTGCCTAAATCCGGTGGCCGTGTTTTCATAGTTGGCTTTTTGGTTTTGGTCTTTGCTGAATGTGAATCGATCCCCCCAAAGGTCTTGATACCAATCTGAGTTAATCAGCATCTTGCAGCGCCGATTATCGCGTATAGCAAGGTTTTCCGAGTGCGCCGCGTTTATGTACCGGTAATGTGGCAAGCCTTTTGGTCCCCACTCCCACGCAGGCCAAAAAACGTTGGTGGTTAGCGACTTCGATGTGCCTGGGGGGATATTGATCAGCAGTCGCCTAATATCACCGCGCGTAACAGCCTCCAAATGATCGCAAATAGCCTCCATACCCCAGTTTGCAACCATAGGGTTACCCGGCTCCAATGCATTCCATCCAAGGCGCACGAAATCTATAAGCCGCTCTTCGCAGTCGGCTTTATCAAGCTCCCGCCGCAATAAATCAGGATTTTGAAGTGCCGCAAAAATATCTTGCTCTGTGAGTTGCATCTATCCCCTTTTGTGTACTATATTGTAACTGTAGATACAGGAGGCCACCTAATGGCATTTTATAGTGTTCGTATTGAAGTTAGCCCCAGACCAGATGTTAGCAGAACTTTCTTAATTAGTACCCAATACAGCAATCTTAAAGATGATTGTCTTCGCGAAATCATGCGATTTACTGATGATGATCTTTCGGTCGTTGCCGCCATTGAGCGTTTTAGGCGTGACGGCGATCTAGCTTATTGCGTTTGCATTGACGTCGTTTTGGTTAAGATTTTCCGCCATGTTTTGGGCGGCGCATCAGTTTTTAAGTGGTCTGAGAGCGTGAAAATATTTACCTTGATTGCTGCCGTTGCGCTTTTTGTGTCTTGCTATGGCGCATTTAGCAGTGGCGATTATGGCCGGTCAATCTGGTTTTTCCTTGCCGCATTGGCAAATACTTACTTTTTTATATGGTGGAAATGATGACTATTAATAACGATATACCCTATTCAGAATATGGCCCGTCTTTTATAGGGGAGTCAATAAAGAAATGCTCAGAGAAAATGGTGGCTGACATTAAAAAGAAAGTTGACGAAGCTTATGAAAAAGGCAAGGCTGATGCAATAAAAGGGTGCCTCGATAATTCTGTTGCCGATAAGATTGATAGTTTGGTTAATGAATATACTCATAAGTGGAGCGATGAGTTCTCGGAAGTAAATATTGGTATAATTAAAAAAGGTCGAGGTTTTATATACCCAGAGGCTCTCATTGAGGTTGCAAAAAAAATTCGTTTAGATGCCCGCGAGATCAGTAATGAGCACTGCAATAAAGTCGAATATAATTACTACAAAAAATGTTTTGATATGGGCTACGAAACAGGCAAGCATGACGCCATCATGGCTGGCAATATAAATAAGTCTAAACCTCAAAACAAATTAAAATTAAAAGGCCCTGGCAGGCAAAGTGATATTGACTACAAAAAATGTTTTGATATGGGCTACGAAACAGGCCATCGCGATGCAATTAAAGATAAGGGCGAAAAAATCCAAATGCGCGCAGATGGCACGGTCGAGTTTGTACACCCTCAAACAAAGCAAGTAGGAAGCTGCGCAATATCCGAAGGCGGTCTAACCAAGCGAGAGTATTTTGCGGCTATGGCACTACAAGGCGTTCTAGTTAATGCCGGAAGAAACGGACTTGAATTCAGGGGTTGCGCAAAAGAAGCTGTTTTGCAAGCCGACGCACTAATCAAAGAGTTGAAGAAAACCCATGAGTAAATACGTGTCTTTGGAAAACCTAATATCTTTAGCAAAAGATTTTGAAGCTCAAAACCCAAGCGGGTGCACTAGGATTTCTATTTCAGATGAAGCGGTAAACATAACCATTCAGTTTTGCGAAAATACAACGCTAAAAACAATCGGGATAGAGCGGCAAGTGCCTATCATCATTGCGATAAATAGCCGAGTCGATGAGCTTTCGTTAGAGTTTAACTCTATGGCATTGGAGTTAAAGAATCATTGCAATGAAATAGACTGGTGCGACTGCTACGAAGACGGCATCACAATGAACAATTATCTGTTTCACGAAGTTCCATCTTCGCTTTTAGGTGAAAAAATATGACTAACCAACCAGTAACCCAAGAAGAAATCGACGAGGCGCTAAACATAAGCGAAGAGGCTGGCGATACTTCTATTTGCTATGAGGTTTTGAAGCGATTGCGGAATCAGGATTCAGCAAAAATTCACAACCCAGAACACATCAAAACACTAAAAGAAACCCACAAGTTTTTACTGATGGCTAGAAGTGGTTGCCACCGCATGTTTATAGGTAGAGGCAATGATTTAAGCCTTCCGCATGAGGCGAGAATGGTTGCCATTGCCGTTGATAATAATGAATTTATGGACCACATAAAAAAATTGTCTTGCCTTATTGAATCTATCGGAGACTTCAAAGATGCCAGATAAAATAGAAGTTAAAACGCGGTTTAATGCTGATATTATCGAGACATCAACTATGTTTCATAACGGTCTAAGGTATGATGATATTGCGGTTAAAGTCATAAAGCTTCAAGAGCAAGGGGTTATTGAAGCGCTCAAGCACCTTGGGTGGACTCCGCCTAGTGACCAGCCAAAAATCAAGATGACAAAGACGCTTCCTAGTGAGGTTGGCCGTTATTTCTGGTCAGACAATATATTTTACGCTGATATTAAAATTTGTAGCGTATACTCAAATAAATATTACGCTGATAAAATCAATAAACCAGATTGTGATGATCTTTTTGTCGTGAGCGCAGGCCTTTTAAATCCTCAGAAATGCATAGATATTGGCGGCTACTGGGCAAAAGTAGAGCCATATCAATTTGAGTTCGAGGATTGATTATGAAACGAAAAAACTTAAGGCTTGATGATGTTCTTGATTTTGGAAAACACAAAGGATGTCAAATTGAAGATTTGATAGACGATGACCCTAGCTATCTGGCTTGGCTTTACGATCAGGACGAAAATGTATTTGATTCTGAGGTGATCCAAATTCTTGAAAAACGAAAAATTATTTAGGTGGAAAATGGCAACCTCTAAAAAACCAAGAAAGCCAAAAGCAAAAGCACGATTCAACGCCGGAACCGAAATAGCCAAGCTTAGAAATGACATGGTTGGCATTAGCTACCAGTGGCGAGATGAAAGCGTAATCCAATTTTTGGAAGATGGCAAAGACGCCAGATCGTATGAGATTGACCCGCGAACCGTTAGATTTGATCATGCCAACAAAGCCAAGAAGCTGTATGCAAAGGCCATTTTCAGACGGGCAAAGCAGGTTATTAGCGGGCATATCCCATTCAAGTGGGCCATTGATATAGATGCCGAGTTTACCGGCGCCAGCGGCAAGATATGGGCTATCAACGAAGAGTTTGCGGCGGTAGCCGCGCTGGATGACTTGGCGCCGCATGTAACGAAGTTCTTTGATGAAGCCATTGACCGTGCGCGCGAGGTATCAAAGGGGCCGCTCGGGCAACTAACATTCAAAGCAGCGACGTTTAAAGTTACGTGCGAAGGATATTAGTGTGTTGCAATAACGCCTATCACGCACTGCTAAAATGCCTCCATTTGGGGGCAGTATGCAATCACTAGACGATCACGAAAAAGCAAATATAAAAGGGATTTACGGCGCTAGATATGTTTTCGCCGTGCCCGATGATAGCCAAGACTGGAAAATGGCGGTATTAAAAGGCGGCCAGTGGTACTCGATCACATACGACCAGCTTAGCGGACTACATGCATCTAATGGGGCGTTCTACGACAATACAACAATACCGCCTGTAGATGGGGCCCGTTATTATATTGCTGTGCCTCGTCAAGATGAACAATGGCCAGCGCCGGCGGCAATATTTGAAGTGGATAAGTGGCGACCCGTTACTCCTAGCGAGTTACAACAAATGGCCGGCAAGTTCTCCAACATGCCAGCCAACATTCAACGAGGGTTTTATTGACTCTCAATAATATCCGTCATGAACGCCATAAAAGCAGGCTCGGCTTTATACCAAAAATCCTTATACTGCTTTTCTAGAGCTTTCGCCTGCGCATCAAGCTGATTGTACTGAGCCTGAAATGGCCGGCCAGCAGGTGATGATATGAAGTTGTGCTCCATAATCTCAACAGCCGCCCTGCCCGCCTTTGTGGTCTCGTTATGATGCACTTAAGCCGTTCCCGTTGCCATTTCCGTTACCGCGCAACAAAGCAGCCAGCAAAACGTTAATATCTATATTGGTGCCGCCGCCGCTTTGCGATCCATTGCAGCAGCCGCAATTATCACTGATCTGTTTTACAGTTTCAGATATGTTTAACTGACTGGTTTTGTCCGCCAAAGCAGTCTCTAGGCCTCGAATCTCGCCCTGAGTGATTTTATCGAGAATCGCCTGGGTATTGGCATTCTGATTTGTCACCAATGCGTTGGTTTGCATTGCGATAGCGGTTTGAGTGGCTTGCTGACCAGTTTTAAGGTCACAGCAACACTCGGCAAGCTGGCGCTGCATTGCTGCATTTTCAGCCGCGTTTTGCTGCATCAAAAGCGTAGTTTGACGAAAGATGGTGTCTTGGGTGTCGCGCTCAATACCAGCTAGGTTGTTGATATTGTCGTTAAGGTTTTGAAATCTTGTGTCCTGCCCATTTTCAATAAGTTGTGTATTTAGAAAGCTTTGGCCTTGGGCTAAGCAATCAATCTTGGCGCTATTAGATGCAATTCCTGTAGCCGCAGCAGTGCCTCCATTACCGCCACCCAAGGCGCCGCCATCCTTTGACAAAAAACCAAGCGTAATAAGCCATAGAAGAGGGTTGTTCATTGAATTACCGCCAAGACCAAAACCGCCATTACCGCCCAGTGATTGGCTATCAATATCAAGTGCTTGCATAGAAATTTCCTATTTTGAATTTGGTTGATGCGCGAACGCGCCAAGGTAATGTAAATTTTTTAGTATTATTTTTGTTTTTTGTGTTGCGACTTATCGCTTATCGTGTACTATTAGTTATGTCGATGCGATGCATCTAGCCGTGCTGGCGGAACCAGCAACAAGAGGATTTTTCAATAATGAAAAGATTTAACATTGAAGTTCGGGAGATGCACTCTCGGTCTATTAAAGAAGTTGACTCTTCGTTTTTTACCGTTTCTGCCGGCTTTACCATACAGTCAAAAGACTCAATTCTATCGATGGTCAAGGGCGATATTATTTGCTTTGCTCGCCACCATGGTATATGGGGCCACGAGTTCGTCGTAGAGTGCATACACTCTGAAAGCCAGATAGAGAAATGCTTAGCGCTTTCTGTTGAGCTTATATCAGCCATTGATTCACTGACCAAAGAATCGCCACAACTCGCGGCCATGCACGCCATGGACATTAACGAAATCGCCAAAAAGGCGCACAACAAGCTAGCAAGGTTGTCTACAGCCCTATGAATAAATCCGTATTACATATTGAAACATCACAAGAAAATAAAGCCCGATGGGTTCATAACTCGCAACATAAAGGCGGTCTTGTTCAGTGGGTGGAGAGAACACTTAACGATGCGTGCGCCAACTCCGATAGCGTCGAGAAAATGCCTGAGTGGCTGGGTATTTTCACAAAACCAACGGCCAAGAAGATCATGGCTAGCGGAATAACCTCTTTCGAGATGCTTTGCAATGATGTATGCCATCTTAATAAAATGGGCTTTAACTTTGATCAAATTGAAGAAATTAACGAGAAAATATAGGGGAATATTATGTTAGTAGAACAACCATTTTTCGGCACTTGGAATGAAGAAAATAAAGCTTTCTGGGTTTCAACAATGCAAGATCATCAAGACCATGACCGCCTAATTTCAGGTTCATGGTTTGATGAAGAAGAAAATGGCGAGTTTAAGGGCTGTTTTTTCGGGTGCGCCATGCAAACCGATGAATCACCTCTAGAAAAAGCCATCACAGCAATGGGTCTTCCAGATTGGTTGATTTATTTGGCCGAGAAAATATATGAGGGATTGCCGGAAGATGAAAGTCTATCGTTTCCAGTAAATCTACTCAAATCAATACCTGTTGGCGTTAATTTGGAGACAGTAAAGCACAAGCTGGCAATAGCGAGACTAACAAAATTAGCAGAAGAAAACAAAAGCGTTTCTGAATGCATTAATTCAGTTATTGAGCTTCATAAATTAGAGATGATAGGGAAAAAGACAACCAATAACGACTGGTCGGCGGCGTGGTCGGCGGC